TATCTGGAGCGCAAGCACGACGCCATGATGGCGCTTGCCGGCTCGGTGAAGTCACCAGCACCTGGCCGGTTCATCCAGTGCGCCGTAGCCACCTGGGCATTCCCAAGGCTGCCCGGCGCGGAAGGGAAGCGAAGCACGAGCGTATTGCCGGCCGCATGGTATGACATGGATCGCTGGAGTGAAGACCCGATAGCCGAGCGCACCAAACACCGCTGGAAGTCCGCAATCCGCCGCGACCTGGAAGACCAGGTGAACAAGGCTCTGGTAGAGGCTCAACACATTCTTGACATGGAAGGATTAATTTCATGTCAGGCTGCTTGACAGTGAATGGCAGAGTGGCATAGAGTGTTCACTATCTTGGTCATCTTGCGCGTTGAGATGGCCGAGAGTAGGTGAATGCGCAGGCTGATGCGCACTACGAAGCCCAGGGCGGTCGGCGTCTGAGGGCGTAACCCGACAAGCCGGAGATCAGCACCGGCCACCTGCAAACAACGGGTCTGGACTACCGGGCCGCCGTCGAGTAACTGCACCGTGAAGCGGTCGACGGGTTGAGACACGGCGAGGCGTGTGACCGAGGCAGCGTAATGGCCTCTCCGCATACGGTAAGCGGAACAGATTGCTACCGTCTCAGAGGAAGTGAACCAGCATGTCGCTGCGGATCAGGCCTCAACGGTGCCGGGAAACGTACCTGGCCGCGCCCACTGCGAAAGTGCGGGAACCAATTCAAGAGCCCTGACTTCGGTCGTGGCTTTTCGTTCTTAGGCCCACCCGACCACCGCCGCGAAACGCCCGGATTTACTGGCGTTGCGGTTGCCGAGCGGCTGATTTAGGCCCAGTTTCCCACCACCAGTTTCGGGCGCTAAAGGCCGTTTGAATGGCTCGCCACCATGCGCCCATCAAACACCACGCCGTGCGACGGCAAGCGCTGCTAATACTCGCGTCATCCAATACAGCGCATCAAATCCCCGGCCTGCTTGCGATCGGCTACGCGCCACACGCAGCACACTGCGCGACTCGATAACGAGTATCGCCCCTAGGACGCTAGGGGAATCGGGCACTACACCACGAATTCCGGCCCCGCGCCTGCCTCCTAGCTCATAGGCGGATGGCAGCTGCGTGTGAGGCCGGACCAAACACCAACTGCCCCATGCGGGATAACCGAGATGCCCAAGATGCCCGAGAAAAGTCCTGACCTATGGGCAGCGTTCTTCGCATGGCTGGAAGCGGTCGCACCGACGATGTATGCCCCTGCGCTTGCCGCGTTCATTGCAATCCTCCGCGTGGTCTACGGTGGCGGCACTCGTCGACAGATGATCCTCGAAGGTGGCTTGTGTGGGGGAATGACCCTTGCGCTTAAGCCTGCTCTGCTGTGGGCTGGCCTGCCGGTGGACATGGCGATCTTCCTTGGCGCCTGCGCTGGCTTTGTCGGCGTAGAGAAGCTCCGCGACTGGTTCATCCGGTTCGGGGAGAAGAAGGCGAGCGCATGAAACGCCCCCTCGCCATCCTGATCATCCTCTACCTCACAGCATGCGTATGCCTGATGGTGGGGATGGAGGCGTGGAAGGCAGTAAACCGAGAGCGCGCCCATGCAAAACGTCGTCGATCTAGCCGACAGGCAGCCGCACGTCATCATCGATGCGTATGACGCAGTGCACCAGATACCGCACAGCCTCCTTCGCGACGTAATAGCCGGAAGGCAGCCATCCAGCATCCTGACCGAGCCCGTGTTGCAGCGGATCGTGGAGGAGTGGATGGAAATGGTGGGGAAATAGATTAAGCGAAGCGCTATAATGACGAAGCCCGGAGTGCGCTAACACTTCCGGGCTTCTAATCACCATGATCGGGTAGGATCAAGATGACCGACGCAAGTCTATCACCTAGGATAGAGATATCCACGCGAAAACAAGCAATACAGGCCGGCAAGAACACCTACTTCACCGGCAAACCATGCAGGAATGGCCACCTCGCGCTAAGGGCTGTTGCTGGCGGATGCCAGGAATGCGCCAAGGTCAGGGCCAGAAAGCACTACCACTCGAACGCAGACGCCATCAATTCGCGGAGGAGGGCCGATTACAAGGCGAGCCCCGAAGCAAAGAAGGAGGCGGCGACAAGGTGGAGGCTGGAAAATCCCGAGGCCTATCGGGCGCGGATGAGTAGCTACTACATCGAAAATGCCGAGACAATGAAGGCTAAGGCTCGAGCTTGGTCAGCCTCGAACAGAAAGGCCAAGAACGCCTACAACCTGCAGTGGAACAAGGAAAACAAGGATCGCGCTCTCGCTCATCAGCGAGCATATGAGCGAAAGCGGCTAAAGAGCGATCCTGTGTATGCCATGAAATGCCGGATGCAGTGCGCTATCAGGAACAGCCTTATCAAGGGCGGTTACACGAAGAAGAGTCGAACGCATGAGTATCTCGGGTGCTCGTATGAGCAGTTCAAGGCCCACATAGAGCGCCAATTCCTTAAGGGCATGACTTGGGAGAATAGGGGGCTTTGGCATATTGACCACATCGTCCCTACAGCCTCGGCGACTACTGAAGCTGAGATTGTAGAACTCCACAGGTTCACGAACCTCCGCCCGCTATGGGCGAAAGACAATCTGGAAAAGTCAGATCACCTCACTCATTTGATCTAGCAGGCTGAACATAAAAGCCCCGCGCAACAGGCGGGGTTTTTTGTGCCTGCTCAAATAGGTTACGGCATGTCATATGGGAAGACCTACGCGATACAAGGCGGAGTACGCCGAGCAGGCGGCCAAGCTTTGCAAGCTGGGGCTGACCGACAAGGAGATGGCAAAATTCTTTGAGGTGTCCGAGTCGACCCTGAACAACTGGAAGCAATCTCACCCGGCGTTTCTGGAGTCCCTAAAGGGCGGCAAGGAGATGGCGGACGCTGAAGTAGCTGCAAAGCTCTTCCATCGAGCGACAGGGTATGAGCACCCAGAAGACGATATTCGGGCCATCAATGGCGAGATTGTCATCACTCCAACCATCAAGCATTACCCGCCAGACACTACGGCCGCGATCTTTTGGCTGAAGAACAGGCAGCCGGCCAAGTGGCGCGACAGGCCCGAGGCTGAGCAGTCTGGCGATGGGATGCACAAGATTCTGTCTGACCTGATAGCGAAGCTGCCCGGATGAACACAGGAAACCTTCTGCTCGACCGCCAATTAGCGCGCTGGTATGAGCTGAAGGATCACCCGGTACAGCTTGAGCTGATTAATGCTGTGCCGAACGGCATTCGGTTTCCTCTTGTGCCGGCAGGTCGGCGCAGCGGTAAGACGGAGAGATTCAAGCGGTTCCTGGTAAAGCAGGCTAATGCCTATGCGGGCATCTACTTCGCCGCCGCGCCGACGCACGATCAGGCCAAGAAAATCTTCTGGGATGACCTGAAAGCGTTCACGCTCTCGTGTATGCATTCGCGCAGGCCGTCCGAGTCAGACAGGATTATCTACCTGCCAAACGGCAGCGAAATACATGTCATCGGCCTGGACAAGCCGCAGCGTATTGAGGGTATCCCGTGGACTGGCGGGGGAATCGACGAATTTGCCGATATCAAGCCCGACGCATGGGAGGCAAACATTCTCCCAGCGCTGAACACCGTCAACCCGACAAGGCCGGACTACCGCGCGTGGTGCTGGCTGCTGGGTGTTCCTGATGGCTTGAACCACTACTACGACCTGTGCATGCAGGCGGAGAGCGGTCAGGACCCGAACTTCAAGGTGTACCACTGGAAGTCGGCCGAGATCCTGCCTCCCGATGTGATGGCCGCCATGAAGAGGGCTATGTCGGCAAGGCAGTTCAAGCAGGAATTCGAGGCGTCCTTCGAGACGGCATCCGGCCGGATATACGAGGACTACAGCAAGGAAAACCACACGGATGCTCGTATTGAGCCTCACGAGCAGCTGATGTGGATGCACGACCAGAACTTCACACCCCTCTCGTCTGCAGTTGGCGTGCGGCGTGGCGATGACCTGTACCTGCTCGATGAAATCGTACTGACGAGCGCGGTATCCAAGCAGTCGGCTATGGAGTTCGTCGACAAGTTCAAGGCGCACCAGAACAAGCACGTCCTGATTTACGGCGATCCAGCGGGACAGGCCGGCGAGAAGCACGGCCATGCATCCGACTACACCGATATCGAGGGTGTGCTGCGCGCAAGCGGTTGGGCCTACACCCGCAAGGTGAAACCGGCGCATCCGGCCATCAAGGATCGCCAGAACGCTGTCCGCGCCAAGATTTGCACAGCAGACGGGCATCGCAGCCTATTCGTCAATCCGGCAACCGCGCCGTGGTGCGACAAGGGGCTTGCGACCGTCCAGCTTCAAGAAGGCTCGACCTTCCAAGAAGACCAAAAGAACAAGTACCAGCACATCACGACCGCTATCGGCTATTGCGTAGATGTCGTGTGGCCGGTGATCAAGCCGGCCAAGCCGCAGACAAAATCACTACGGATGTAACGCCCATGAGCAGCAACGACCCGAGCCAAACAATCCCGGCCGTGAATGCCATGCGTGAGGATTGGGCCATTGTTGCGCCGCTGATGGGTGGTACGAAGGCTATGCGGGCCGCTGGGCGTGCTCTGCTGCCTCAGTACCCGGCCGAAGAAGACGACACCTATAAGGAGCGCTTGCGCCTCTCCACGCTGCTGCCGGCCTACGCCGAGACGGTAAACAACATGACCTCTCGTGTGTTCGCTGAGCCGCTGCAGTTGGGTGACGACGTTCCGGAACGCCTGGCTGAGCTTTGCCAGGACATCGACCTTGCCGGCAATGACCTGAACAGCTGGTCGGTCGACCTGTTCCGCCATGCGCTAAGCCATGGCCTCTGTCACGTGCTGGTTGAGTACCCGCGCGCCGAAGGTCTCCGCACTCGCGCGGACGAGATCGCTGCAGGGGTTCGCCCATATGCCGTGCTGATTCGCCCCGAGCAGGTGTTGGGCTGGCGTGTCGACGGCGGCAAGATCGGCCAGTTCCGTTACATGGAGTCGATCGAGGAGGCTGACGGCGAGTTTGGCGTTAAGTCGGTCGCCCAGGTGCGAGTCCTTGAGCCTGGCGTGTGGCGCACCTACCGCAAGGCCGACAATGGCGGCGCATGGGCCCAGCACGACGAGGGCACTACCAGCCTCGGCTACGTGCCGCTTGTCTCGTTCTACACCGGACGCACGGGCTTCCTGACGGCAAAGCCGCCGCTGCTCGAACTGGCTCACCTTAACGTCAAGCACTGGCAGTCCCAGAGCGATCAGGACAACCTCCTGCACGTCGCCCGGGTGCCGCTGCTGTTCACCTTCACCGACGACGAACAGTTCGAGCTGGTGATCAGCTCCGGCAGCGCGACTCGGATGCCTCAGGGTGGCGATGCCAAGTACGTAGAGCACACCGGGGCAGCTATCAACGCTGGCCGGGAGTCGCTGCAAGACCTGATCGAAGAAATGCGGATGGCCGGCGCCAAGCTGCTGCAGAAAGAAAAGCAGCAGACCAAGACGGCGACCCAGGCGAACGAGGAGGCAGCGCAAGAACTGTCCCCGCTGGCTCGTATGGCCAACCAGTTCGCTGATGCCCTCGCACAGATGCTGCAGGTGATGTCCGATTATCTCGGCCTCGGCGATGGCGGCATGGTCGAGATGCGCGGCAACTTCGATCAGGACTTCGCGCCGGAGACAACGCTGCCTCTGCTGCTCAACATGGCGGTACAAGGCAAGCTGTCCAGCGAGACCCTGTTCGCTGAGATGCAGCGCCGTGGCGTGATCAGTGATGAATACAGCTGGGCCGACGAGCTCGAGCGAATCGAGCAGCAAGGGCCAAGCCTCGGAGCGATGTGATGGCAACGGCGAACGAGAAGATCGTGGACGCGGCGATCAGTCACCAGATTGGTCTGCAGCGTTATGGGAGCGGCGTGTCTCGGCGCGTACTGGCGCTTCTTAATCGAGTCGATGCTGATTTGTTTGCCCAGTTGTCTGTCGCCCTTGAGCGCATGCCGCCAGACTCGTTTAGCGTGCAGCGCTTGGATCAGATGCTGGTAGAAGTAAATCGGCTGAATGCAGAAGCGTACAAGGTCGCGGGCGATGAGTTAGACAGGGCCCTGCTTGAACTTGCCGGCTATGAGGCCAGCTATCAACACAAGATGCTGCAAAGCGTCCTTCCGGCGCAGGTGGCTGATGCTCTCACTCTGACCACGGTTCCAGCGAATCAGGCATACGCTGCCGCCATGGCAAGGCCGTTCCAAGGAAAGCTGCTCCAGGAAGCATTGAAGGATATAGAGGCTGCAAAGGCGATCCGCATCAGGGATTCCGTTCGAATGGGGTTCGTCGAGGGCGAGACAATTGACCAAATGGTGCGGCGCATTCGCGGCACACGTGCGCTTGGTTACGCAGACGGCCTGATGGAGATCGATCGACGCGGGGCTGAGGCGCTTGTGCGAACTGCGGTCAACCATACGGCCAACTTTGCCCGCCAGGCCGTGTTCGAGGCGAATGCTGACATTGTTCAAGAGTGGCAATTCTTGGCTACGATCGATGGGCGGACGTCCGCCCCGTGTCGCGGGCTATCTGGGAAGGTCTTCCCATTGGGATCAGGCCCTCAGCCACCTAGGCATTGGAACTGCAGAAGCACCGCCGTCCCGGTCTTAAAGTCGGCATGGGAGGCGCTTGGGCTCAGCAAGTCTGATATCGAGCCATCAACTCAGGCCTCTATGGATGGGCAGATCGCTGGTGATATCACGTATGGGCAATGGTTGCGCGGAAAGCCTGCCGAGTTCCAAGACGAGATTCTAGGTGTTACCAAAGGCAGGCTGTTCCGTGAAGGCGGACTAACGCTAGACAGGTTCGTAGATTCAAAAGGTCGCGAATATTCGTTAGACGAACTGCGCAAGCGAGACGCTGCCGCTTTCGAGAAGGCTGGGCTATGATGGCCCAATGACCGGAAAGCCAACCCTCCACGTCATCGAAGGCGCTGCCAAAGACGACGAACCACGCCAGAAGGCCCGCAAGGCGATGCAGAAGCGTCCCCAGGCGGCTCACCTGCTGCGCTGCCATCGGTGCGGAGGTGGAGAGGTGTTCGAGACAAAGGTCGGGGTCATCTACAAGAATGGCAAGGCCAGCGGCGGCACGAAGCAGCACCTATGCGCGTCGTGTTTCATGCGCGGTGAGCGCGTAGTGCTTTGCTGACCATAGAGCGAAAGATCAACAGTTTATGGGGTGAATGCGCAGGCTGATGCGCCACAATGGCGGCATAAATCGTAGCTGGGGGCAGGCTACGGCTCATAGGCGGGAGGATCGTCTATGGGTACTGGACAAACCAGAGACCGCCGCGCCCAAAGCCGGAGATCAGCACCGGCCACTCCACCATATCCAAGCCCGGCCAAGCGCCGGGTTTTCCATTTCTAGAGCCTCGCCATCGTGCGGGGCTTTTTCGTTTCAGCCGAAAGGCAACCCAGCACGCAGCTAGGCCCGTACAGCCGAAAAGCGGATGTTCGCTCATCCGTCCGCCCCGCTGCGCCTTGCAAACGACCGTAGATAGGAGGCATCCGAAAGCGCTTTCCCTGGAGCGTTTCTACGGTCGATCTATTTCCAGGGCTCATTGCAGGGCATGAACATGAACAACGTCGTTCCATTTCACTACCAAGGCCAGCCGGTGCGTTTCAACAGCGAGGGCTGGATCAATGCGACGGACATCGCCGCAGGTCACGGGTTACGGCTGGATAACTGGCTGCGCAACAAGGAAACCGAGGCTTACATCGAGGCGCTGGCTCGCCACTTAAATACCTCAGATTCGAGGGATTTGATTCGCGGCCAGCGTGGCCGTGGCGGCGGCACCTGGCTCCACCCAAAGCTGGCAGTGGCTTTCGCTCGTTGGATATCACCTGACTTTGCTGTTTGGGCAGACCTTCATATCGACGCGCTACTGCGGGGCGAGCTGAACGAAAAGCAGCAGTTCGACCGAGCCTGCAAGGCGCTTTCCGATGCAAGCGATATCGCAAGCCTGAGTGGCAGCGAGCTTGCCAAATTCCGCTGGCGCAAGCCTGGCCTGATTGCTCAGGTCGAGCACTGGCGCGAGCAGCTGCAAATGACATTGGGGCTTGAGGCCGCATAAGGCCTGCCCACCCAAACACACCGCCGCATGGCGGTTTTTTATGCCCGCAGTTTCGGATGGGACGGGGCGCCACCGGGCCGGATGGCTCAACGCAATGGCCGGATGGCCGGAGAAAGACGAGATGAAACTGAAGACCGTAGAAGTCGATGGCAAGCAGTACGCCGAAATCCAAGACGGCAAGCCCGTTTACGTTGAGGACGACGGCAAAGAGGTTGCCTTCGATGCGGTTGGCACCCGGGCGACCATCACCCGACTGAACGCCGAAGCCAAGCAGCACCGCGAGCGCGCTGAGGCCGCCGAGAAGACCGCCAAGGCCTTCGAAGGTATCGATGACGCCGGGGCAGCCCGCAAGGCTCTGGAGATCGTCGCAAATCTCGACGCGAAGAAGCTGGTGGATGCCGGCGAGGTCGAGAAGGTGAAGCAGGAAATCGCCAAGGGCTATCAGGCCCAGCTGGACGAAGCCAACACCAAGGCGCAGACCCTCGAGCAGCAACTGTACGGCGAGAAGATCTGCGGCAGCTTTGCTCGCTCCAAGGTGATCGCCGAGAAGCTGGCTGTCCCGGCTGACATGGTGCAAGCCACCTTCGGGAATCGCTTCAAGATCGAAGACGGCAAGGTCGTCGCCTATGACGCCCACGGCAACAAGATCTTTAGCCGTGCGCGCCCGGGCGAGCTGGCCGACTTCGATGAAGCGCTGGAAACCCTCGTCGAGCAGTACCCCTACAAAGACCACATCCTGAAGGGCTCCGGTGCCAATGGCGGCGGCGCTCCAAATGGAAACGGTCAGCCCCCCAAGCCTAAGGGCAATCTCGGCGGCAGCAAAGAAGAGCGCCTGGCCGCGATCAACGCCCAAATCCAGAACGCGTAAGAGGAAATAGCCAATGGCACTGTCCGACATGAAGGTGTTCAACGAGTACCTGAAGAACACCACCGTCGAAACCATCGCCCAGATGGTCGAGAAGTTCAACGCCGCGTCGAATGGCGCGATCCGCCTGACCCCGCAGGGCATCGATGGCGACTTCCTGCAGGAATCCCTGTGGGCTGGTCTGCACTCCGCTCAGCGTCGCGTCGACCGCTACGCCACCAACAACGCCCAGTCCGCCACCGCGCTCGCGCAGGTTCAGGCCAACAGCGTCAAGGTCGCCGGCGGCTTCGGCCCGATCCTCTGGGAGCCGTCCCAGCTGTCGTGGATCCAGAAGAACCCGGCCGAGGCGCTGGAGGTCATCTCCCGCAACCTGTCCGAAGCCATCATGGCCGACCAGCTGAACACCGCTATCGCCGCCCTGGTTGCCGCGATCAGCAACGTGGCCGGCGCCACCAACGACGTGTCCGCCACTGCAGGCGTGACCTACGGCGCGATCAACGGCGCTCACGCCAAGTTCGGCGACGCCTCCGGCCTGCTCGTGGCCCAGGTGATGACCGGCGAGGTGTTCCATAAGCTGGTCGGCCAGAACCTGGCCAACGCGCAGCAGCTGTTCAACAGCCAGTCGGTCAACATCGTCGACATCCTGGGTCGCCCGGTGATCGTTACCGATGCCCCGGCGCTGTACGAAACTGGCACGCCTGCCAAGCAGAAGGTGCTGTCCCTGGCCGACTCCGCAGCCATCGTCCACGACGGCAGCGACGTTGTTACCAGCGTCCAAACCAGCAACGGCAAGGAGCGCATCGAGACCACGTTCCAGGCCGACTACAGCTTCGGTCTGGGCCTCAAGGGCTACGCATGGGACATCGCCAACGGCGGCAAGTCCCCGACCAACGCCGAGCTGGCAACCGGTTCCAACTGGGACCTGTTCGTCAACAGCGTGAAGTCGAGCGCTGGCGTGATCACCATCGGTGACGCGACCAAGTAACCGATAGGGGCGGGCTCCGGCTCGCCCCGTTTCTCTGGAGGATGAAATGTCCGAGCAGAAGATCAAGTACGAACCCCATCCGGTCACGCCGGAACGGAAGGCCGAGCTACGCGCTCAGGGCTTCAAGATCATCGACGCTCGATTCGCGCCGCCTGGCGATGTAGTCGAGCCGCAAGACGAGGCGCCCAAGCCGCGCGCCCGCAAGACCAAGCCAGAGCCGATCGAGGCCGAGTAAATGACCGAGTACATCACCATCGCGCAGGTCGACGGCCTGCTGGGGTCCGACTGGGCCGCCGAAGACAAGAAGGCCCGCGCGGTGCTGATGGCTAACACCTGGCTCGCCGAGCGGCTTACTGCGACGTTTTCTGATGTTCCTGACGCCGTCGTACAGGCCGGGGCGGAAATCGCTCAGCTTGCGGCGTCTGGCGGGCTCTACGGCGCTCAGGAGCGAGAGGTCGTCAGCACTAGTGTGACTGCCGGCCCGGTCCAGTCGAGCAAGACGTTCCGTGAAGGCAGCAAGGCGCTGTCCGCCGCCGAGTCATTCGCACTGGCGCTCATTAAGCCCTGGTCGAACAAGGGCCAGGTCAAGCTGGTGAGGGGCTGATATGTCACTGCGCGACGAGATTCTAGATGGCGCTGCCGAAGCGCTGGCCGTTGTTCAGGAGATCGGCGAAACGATCACGCTGACGCTCAAGCAGGTCGGCGGCTATGACCCGGTGACGGGGGAGACATCGCCGCCTCAGACGCTAACGCAGACGACCAAGGCCATTCTCGACAACTACAGCCTGCAATCATCCGGCACGCAGTACGCGGATGGCTCGATGATCAAGCGCGACGACAAGAAGATCTTCTTCGGCGCCGCCGGCCTCGAATGGCCTCCAACACTCGAGACGACGATTACCGCAGCCGGCCAGGTATGGACGGTCGTTGCCGTCTCAACGCTCAATCCGACCGGTGAAGTGCTGGCCTACGAGGTCCAGGGGAGGCGCTGATGTCGTTCTCCGAAGACATCCGCAGGTTTACCGCTAAAGCTGCGGAAGCGCACGACAAAATCGCCCGCACTGCAGCGCTTGAGTTGTTCTCTAGCGTGATTCGCTCGACTCCGGTCGATACCGGCCGGGCGCGTGGCAACTGGCAGACGTCGGTCGGCCAGCCAACACCAAACGAGATCGACCGAGACGACAAGAGTGGCGCACAGGCTATTGGAGAGGTTCAGGCCAGAACCCCAGAAGGGTCTGGGCAGGAGGTGTTCCTGACAAACAACCTTCCCTACATCTACTCACTCGAATTCGGCAGCAGCAAGAAGGCGCCGGAAGGCATGGTCCGGATCAACTTTGCCCGCGTGCAAAAGATCGTGGCTAAGGCCATCGCCAAGAATAAGGTGTGACCATGTCTCATAAGCTGATTCGTTCGTTGCTCCAGGGCAGGCTGAACACCTTTGCTACGGCGCGCACGTTGCCGGTTGCGTGGGAGAACATCACATTCGCGCCTCCTGCAGGGCAATACCTTCGCTTCAACCTGCTCAAAGCGCCGACCGACAGCGCCGACCTGGCCGGAGCGCACCGCGAGTACAGCGGCGTATGCCAGATCAGCGTGTTCGTGCCGAAAGGCAAGGGGCCGACAGATGCGGAAACGCTGGCCGCTGACCTCGCCGAGCTGTTCCCGCTGAATGATCGACTTGTGTCTGGCAGCTTCGCCATGCAGATCACGAGCCCCTGCAGTGAAGGCCCGCCGATCAATGGCGACACGCACTTCATGGTTCCGGTGAGTTTTGCCTACCGGGCCGACACGATTTAACCGCCCGTTGGGCAATCCAGAGCCGCCGAAAGGCGGTTTTTTTATACCCAGAGGAAAAACCACATGGCTGTTTCGCTCCCCAACGGTGCCGTAGTGTCCATCGCGTCTGCGTATGCCGCGTCCGTCACCATTACCGCTGTATCCAACTCAAACCCGGCTGTCGCTACTGCCGCAGGGCATGGCCTGACCGCTGGCGATATCGTCGAAATTACCTCCGGCTGGTCGCGTCTGAATAGTCGCGTTGCGCGGGTTGCCAACGTGACCACTGACAGCTTCGAACTGGAAGGCATCAACACTACTTCGACCAACCTGTACCCGACCGGCGGTGGCGCCGGCTCCGCGCGCAAGGTCAGCACCTGGCAGCAGATCACCCAAGTCCTGGAGTTCACCACCTCCGGCGGCGAGCAGCAGTTCGTCACCTACTCGTTCCTTGAGGAGGATGTCGAGCACCAGATCCCGACCGTCAAGAGCGCGTCCAGCTTCGCCATGACCATCGGCGACGATGCCGAGCTGCCCTGGTACAGCATCCTGTCTGACGCCAACGACGACCGCATTCCGCGCGCCGTATCGGTCGTGCTGCCGTCCGGCTCCGCGATCTTCTACAACGGTTACGTGACCCTCAACAAGACCCCTACGCTCACCAAGAACGAGCTGATGGGCCTGCAGAGCACCGTGTCGCTCACTTCCGAGCCAATGCGCTACGCAGCGTAATGCAGCAGGGCCCGTCACTCGGCGGGCCTACCAATTCCAGATAGGGACGATCCATGAGCGTGAAATTCACCCTGACCCCGAACCCTACCTTCAAGGCGCCGGTAGAAATTCCGCTGCCCGATGGCCAGGTTGCCAAGCCGGTGATGGAGTTCAAGCACCGCGACAAGGACAGCCTCGACGCCCTGGTCAAGAACAAGAGCATCAAAGACCCTGCATTGCTTGGAGAAATCCTGGCGGGCTGGGATCTCGACGAAGAATTTAGCCCGGCCAGCATCGAGCTGCTGTGCAAGAACTACGTCATGGCCCCGAAAGCCATCCTTACCGCCTACATCAACGCGCTGGTGGACGGTCGTCGGGGAAACTAGAGGGGGCTGTCGAGCGGCTGTATCGGAAGGGCGCCGACCCTGAAGAGATGGCGCGGTTCGGCTTGCGCCCCGAAGACTACCAGGAAGAAGAGTTCGGCGTCTGGCCTGAAAACTGGCAGGTCTTCGATATCTTCCTGTCGATGCAGACCCAGTGGCGCATTGGTGCGAACGGCCCGATAGGGCTTGATTACGCAGCGCTAGAGTCGCTGTTCCGCATGAATGGCATCAAGCGCAAGCAGCAGCGCGACCACCTGGAGGCGATCCAGATCATGGAGCGCGCCGCGCTAAAGGCTATGGCTGAGAATCGGTGATAATCTGGCCCTTTCGAACAGGGATGGAAACCATGCGCAAAATTCTCATCACCGCAGCGCTGATCCTGGCCGCTGGCTGTGCGTCACACGGCCGGCCAATCACGCAGGCGCAGATTGATCAGATCGAAGAGGGTAAGACGACCAAGCAGGAGTTGCTGGCCAGCTTCGGCAAGCCGGTCGTTACGTCTCGCAACTCGGACGGCACGGAGATCATCGGCTGGGCCTATGCCAGAGTTGGGTTCGCCGGCTCTAGCTACCAGAACCAATCGATCACAGTAACGCTAGACCCTCAAGGCAAGGTTTTGAGGTACACGACAAGCGAGGTCGGCGATCCACGCCGATAGCCGCAGAGCATCACAAGAGCCCGCCTAGTGCGGGCTTTTTAATGGCCGGAGAAAAGCATGACCGAATACGCCCGCCTTGTCCTAAGCGTGGACAGCACAAGCGGCCTGAAGGCTGCAAGCGATCTGGATCGCCTGGAAGCTGCATCCCGCAAGGCTGAAGGTGGGTTCGATCAGCTGGAGCGCCAGACGCGCCGCAATGCCATTGCTACCGGGCAACTGAAGACGGCCGTGGCTGCGCTTGGGACAACCCTTGCCGCCGCTGTTTCGGTATCTGCGCTGCGTTCTGCTGCCGGCCTGGTGCAGACGTACCAGGAGATGGCCGAGCGCGTGCAGATGGCCACAAGCAGCCAGGCCGAGTTCGAGCTTGTGCAGCGCCGCCTGCTGGCCACCGCAAATGGCACTTACCGTTCGCTTTCGGAAGCCCAGGAGCTGTACATCCGCACCGCAGACAGCCTGCGGAGCATGGGCTACTCGACTCAGCAGGCTTTGGACGTGACGGACTCCATGTCCTATGCGTTCGTGAAGAATGCCACCAGCGCCGAGCGTGCCGAGACGGCGATCAGCGCTTTCTCCAAGTCGATGAATACTGGCCGAGTGGCGGCTGATCAGTGGGAAACCATTACCACTGCGCTGCCGTCAGTCATCAATGACATCGCAGACGCGACTGGGCGCTCTGCTGCTGAGATTCGTGCGCTCGGCGCCGCCGGCAAGCTGTCTGCGCGGGATCTGTCCGAAGGCTTGCGCAAGTCGCTCGACGACAATGCCAAGGCGGCCGCCAATATGGCGACCAACCTGAAAGACGCAGGAGTCCGAGCCGAGACTGCTATCACTGCGATCCTCGTCGCCGTTGAGAAGCAAAGCGGCGCCATCCAGTCTGTCACCAATAGCATCACTGCTGCTGCCGATTCGGTTCTGGAGTTCAGCGAAGACACCGAGGCGATGAAAAGCGCCCTGGATGGCATCAGCACTGCTGCCGAGTATCTGGCTGTCGCGCTGGGCGCGCGCCTTGTTACCGCGATGCTGGCTTACACCACAGCGCAGGGACAGGCTGCAATCTCGACGGTCGTGCGTATCGCCAAGGAGCGCGAAGCCCTTGCAGTGATCGCTTCCCGGGCAACCGTAGAACGCCAATCAGCCATGGCGGCACTTGCCGTCGCAAAAGCAGAGTTCGAGGCCGCCAAGGGCACCAACGCCCACGCAATCGCTGCTCGCAACCTTTCGGCAGCACAAGCCGTCGCGCTCCAGGCTGCAGCTAACCAGGCTGCGGCACAGAACGCGCTCAACAGCGCAATGCGTGTCGGCACCATCGTTGCTGGCGGGCTACGCAGCGCCATGGCTCTGCTTGGCGGACCCGCAGGCGTGATTCTGCTGGCAGCCGGGGCGCTCTACACCTTCGCAAGCAACGCGCGAGACGCAAAGCAGCCGGTCGATCTGCTGACCGACTCCATCAATGATTTAGGCGACGCCACCCTGCGCGCTCTGCGCGCGGATCTGCTCACCAAGATTGAAACCGAGTCAAGCGGTGCTGCCGGCGAGCTGACTGCGCTAAATGCGCGAGTTGAAACGCTGCGCGACAACCTGTCCCGCTATCCAAATAGCGCCAAGGCGCAGGAGTGGCGAGAAGAACTGGAGCGCACGGCGGAGAAAGCGCTGATCGCTGACGAGGCGCTCGAGAAGTACCGCAAGCGTCTGCGCGCTGTCGATGAAGAGATCGCTAAGCGCAGCAAGGCGCCAGAGCTGAGCGAGCCAGAAGAGCCTACGACCAGCACCGAAGGGCAGAAAGCAATAGCCCGCATGCGCGAGCAGCTCGACTTGGCAAGGCTGCAGGGCGAAGCCCGCGCGCGCTTGGCGGCTATCCAGTCGCTGGGCGCGGAGGCGACAAAGGAAGAGCGCGAGGAAGCGGAAAAACTAGCGACAGAGCTGTACCGCCTAGAGCAGGCCGAACGGGCCCGCGGCAAAACATCCGAAAAGACGCTGCAGAATCAGGTCTCCGCACTTGAGCTGCAAGCGCGGATGCTTGGCATGAACGCCACTGAGGCGACGCTTTACAAGCTGGCAATGGATGGAGCATCAGAGTCGCAGCTGGCGAGCGCGCGCAATGCTTTGCAGGCAGTTGATGCTTACGAAAAGCAGGCCGAAGCGCTGCGCCAGATCAACGAAGCCGAGGAGAACACAAATCGGGAAGCGGTATCGATCATCGATGCTCTGATGACCGAGGAGGAGGCTATCCGTGCTTCGTACGAAAGGCGCCGCCAAATCATCATGGAAGCAACGCTGCTCACGGCAGAAGAGCGCAACGAGGCCATGATCAGGCTGGAGCAGGAGCGCGACGAGAAGCTGCTGGAGGTAAATGGTAGCTATTGGGAGCGTTATCTTGCGGCGGCTGAGCGAAGCTTTTCCAACTTCGACAACATGGCTGATAGCTCGCTTGAAAACTTCAGCGCGCGCTTTGGTCGCGAGTTCGAGTCAATGGTCTTCGACGCTAAAACGCTCGAAGAGTCCATCGCCAGCCTGGCGGAAGGGATGGCAAGGTCTGTTGTAAGTGCGCTGGGGGAGATGGCGGCTCAGTGGCTTGCTTACCAAGCAGTCCAAATGATTGTCGGCAAAAGCACGCAGGCGGCCGCAGCCACAGCGCTGAGTTTCAACGCCATGGCGTCGCAGCAGATGGCTGCAATCAACGCGTATGCGTCAACAGCCGCGATTCCTGTTGTGGGCCCGGCCATGGCTCCAGCTGCTGCCGCGACCGCTGTAGCCGCCACCAGCCCAATGGTCGCCGCTGTCTCGTCGCTAGCTTTGGCTGGTATGGCGCACGACGGCATCGATTCGATCCCAAAAGAAGGCACATGGCTGCTTGATAAAGGTGAGCGCGTCGTCGATCGGCGAACGAACGAAGATCTCAAAGATTTTCTTTCGGATAGCGGAAAGTCCGGGCGCGGCGACGTAACGATACCGATCAGCGTAAACGTGACCGCCGGGCATGACGTTAGCGAAGCTGATGCTCAGCGCCAGGGTGCTGCCATCTCCAAGCAGATCGAAAACAAGATGCTCCAAGTGATCGCGCGCGAAAAGCGGCCTGGCGGATTGCTCGCATAAGGAGAAAACATGGAAACGCTACCTGCGATCCCGGCCACATATTCCCCAAGCGTTACGCCTGAGTTCTCCGTAGACACTACCAAATTTGGCGATGGCTACGAGCTGAGGCGGCCTTCTGGGCTGAATAGCGTGAGCGAAACGTGGAGTGTCAGCTGGGATGCCCTGACTCGGCCTCAATACGAAACGCTTTATTCGTTTCTGGTTGCCAGGAAAGGAGTTCAGGCATTCAGCTGGAAGGCGCCATGGGATGCAGCGGCCAAAGCATGGGTTTGCACATCAATGAGTAGCCGCCGGCCGATCGGCCCTAACGTCGGGTCAATCCAAGCCACATTCAAAGAAGACCACAACCTATGAGCGAGATCATTGCCCGGGACGTTCAGCTCTTGGAGCAGGACGCCATAGTCGTGATGTTCCAGCTTGACCTGAGCCAGTTCGGCGGCGAGCTGCTGCGGTTCGCTCCGGCTCCGGTCGATGGTCAGGTCGTGCGGTTTGGCGGTGAGCAGTACCTGCCGCTGCCGATCATGGCCGAGGGCTTTGTCTGGAACGGCAAGGGCACGTTGCCGCGACCGACGCTGACCGTTACGTCGATGGATCTGGCGTTTCTGTCGATCGTCCTGTCCGCGGATGACATGGTTGGCGCGCCGATTCGTCGGCTGCGGACGTACCGCAAGCACCTGGACGACGGCAGCGACCCAGACTCGACCGCGCTGTTCCCGGTGGATTACTACGTCATCGAGCGCAAGACCAGCCAGAACAAACGGCAGATCCAGTTCGAGCTGTCGGTGCAGATGGATCAGGAAGGCCGGAAGATTCCGGCTCGCCAGGTGCTGCGCGATACCTGCACGAAGCGGTACCGCTGGTGGGACGGCACGCAGTACCGGTACGAGGGCGTCACATGCCCATACGCAGGCGCCGGCCAGTGGCAGCAAAACGGGTCGCCTGCAGCACTGGGGCAGGACCGGTGTGGGAAGCGCCTGTCTGACTGCAGGCTGCGGTTCGGCCAGTACGGCGACCTGCCTTTCGGTGGATTTCCTGGTGTTGCGAGGTATCGCTGATGTTTGACGAATACCGCGAACAGATCAGGCGCGAGGCTCTGGCGGCCTATCCGCGCGAAGCGGTCTGGCTGATCACGCCTGGCGAGTGCCGGCAGGTCGAGAACATCGCCAGCGAGCCGACTAAGACCTTTCGCGTATCCAAGCGCGATATGGCCGCCGCTGTGGCCCGCGGGCTGCTCGCTGTGGTGCATAGCCACCCTGACTATCCGGCGTGCCCAAGCGCTGCGGATATGCGCGGGCAGGAGGCAAGCGGCGTGCCTTGGGGCATCGTCGCTACGAATGGCGAGACGGCGACCGATATCGTCTGGTTTGGCGATCAGGTCGAGCGAGCGCCGCTGATTGGCCGGGGCTTTCGGCACGGCGTCACCGACTGCTATGCGCTGATCCGCGACTACTACCGGTCGGAGCTTGGCATTGGCCTGATCGAGTTTCCGCGCGATTGGGAATGGTGGCTTAACGGCGGCGACCTGTACCGAGACGGCATAAAGCCAGCGGGTTTTCGCGTAATCGAGCAGCACGAGGCAAAGCCAGGCGATATGTGGATTGCCCAACTGCGCAGCCCTGTACCGAACCATGGCGGCGTTCTGCTCGAGCACGGCCTTGGCTTGCATCACCCGAGCGCCCGCGAGCCTGTTGATCCGTCGCGGCTTTCGGTGCGCGAACCGCTGGCCCGCTGGCTCCCGTACATCACTATCTGGCTCAGGCACGAATCACGATGAAGACCATCCATCTGCACGGACCACTGGCTCGCTTCGGCGAGCTTTTTTGTTTGGACGTAAGGGATGCCGCCGAGGCTGTGCGGGCTCTCTCGGTGCAGATCAAGGGATTCCGTGACGCGGTGGCAGCCGGCAACTGGCATGTGATTCGCGGCCCCATAGACGGCGGTGACTCGCTGGATGTGGACGGGCTAACGGTTGGGCTTTCCGATAATGAGGAAATCCACCTGTTGCCGGCTATTGAGGGTGCGAGCGGCGTGTTCAACGTGATCGTTGGAGCCGTGCTGGTAGTAGTCGGCGTCGTTACATGGAACCCGTACCTGATCGCGGCCGGCGCCGGGATGATGATCGGCGGGATTATCCAGCTGACCACCAGCGTTCCGTCATCCGATTACGGAGCGCGCGAAGAGGCCGACCAGCGGCCCTCATTCTTGTTTGACGGCGCAGTAAACACGTCGACCCAGGGACTTCCGGTTCCCGTCATTTATGGCCGCGTCCGCGTCGGCTCGGTAGTCATCAGCGCAGGCCTGACCAGCGAGGAAGTGTGATGGAAGAAATTCATGGCGCAGGCGGCGGTGGCGGAAAGGGTGGCAAGAAGGGCTCGTCCAGGACGCCTCAGGAAGCTCCCAATACGCTGCAGTCTGCGGCAACTGCCCGAATCCTTGATCTGCTGGGAGAGGGTCCGATCGTAGGCCTTGTTGATGGGCTGAAATCGATTTATCTCGATGACACGCCGCTGCAGAACCCTGACGGCACATACAACTTCCAAGGTATCGGCGTGCATGGCCGCACTGGTGATGCCAACCAAGAGCGCATACCAGGTTTTCCGGCTATCGAGAGCGAGATTGATGTCGGAACGCAGCTGAAATATGGCATCCCTCTTGTGCGCAGCGTGTCCAATCCCGATGTGGACGCCGTGCGCGTGAAAATACGCGTTCCGGCACTGACAGACCAGAACGTCGAAAACGGCGATATCAACGGTACGTCTGTATCTGTCGCGATTGACGTGATGCCAGACGGCGGCAGCTGGCAGCAGATGGCCGTCATCACAATTAGCGGTAAAACTACTAGCGCCTATGACCGGGCGCACCGTGTCGACCTGCCGGGTAATGGCCCGTGGTCCATTCGTGTTCGCCGCCTGAACGCAGACGCCGATCGCTCCAGTCTGCAGAACGCGACGTATTGGACCAGCTTCACCGAAATCATCGATGCACGGCTTACATACCCTGACAGCGCCCTGATCGGGCTAGAGGTCGACGCCCGCCAGTTCGGCTCTACGATCCCGAAGCGCAGTTATGACGTGAAGGGACGCATCATCCGCGTCCCGAGCAACTACACGCCGGAAACCCGCGCTTACTCTGGCCTGTGGGATGGCAGCTTTAAGCTAGCCTGGTCGGATAACCCGGCATGGGTCTATCTGGACCTTGCTACTAATACTCGCTACGGCGCCGGCCTTGAGATGGTCGACAAGTGGGCGCTGTACGAAATCGCTCGCTACTGCGATGAGCTGGTTCCGAACGGCTATGGCGGCATGGAGCCGCGCTTCACGATCAATACCGTGCTTGCCGAGGCGGTCGAGGCGATCGACGCGCTGAACATGCTGGCCTCGGCGTTTCGCGGAATGACCTATTGGGGCACAAATACCGCGATGGCGGTTGCGGATATGCCGAGCGATCCGGTCAAGCTGGTGACTCCGGCAAACGTGATCGATGGTGAGTTCGAGTACAGCGGCACAAGCCTGCGGACACGGCGCTCTGTTGCGCTGGTCAGCTGGAACGACCCGGCCGACGGCTACAAAAAGCAGGTTGAGGTTATCGAGGATGCCGACGCCATCCAGAAATTCGGCTGGCGGCAGGTTGACGTTACCGCGTTCGGCTGCACCTCTCGTGGACAAGCCGCGCGTTTCGGCCGCTGGATTCTGTACAGCGAGCGCGCCGAGACAGAGACCGTATCATATACGGCTGGCATCGATCATGCGGACCTTCGCCCGGGTGATGTGATTGCCGTGTCTGACCCGTCGACTGCAGGTGCTCGTCTCGGTGGGCGGATTAGGGTTTCAGGCCTGGCTGAGCTTGAGCTGGACGCCGTGCCGGATGCGGTTTCCGGTCAAGACTGGTACCTCGACGTGATGCTGCCGAGCGGGCAGATCGAGCGGCGCCAGGTGTCAGGCTTTGCGGGCAATGTAGTAACGCTGGCCGAGCCGCTGAGCGCAGAGCCGGTAACCGCGGCTGTGTGGGTGCTGTCGAGCTTGGCCGTCGAGCCGCGCTTGTTCCGCGTCGTATCTGTTTCCGAGCAAGATGGTAGCCGGTACCAGATTACTGCCGCCGAGCACGATCCGGACAAATACCTGCGGGTTGAGCAGAACCTGAATCTGCCGGAGCGCGACACATCGCTGATTCCAAGCGGCCCGCTGCCTGCTCCGGTCAGCATCTCAACTGGCGAATACCTGTATCGCTCAGGCGTGACGGTGTATTCAGGCGCAACGATCTCAGTCGAGCCACCCAAAGACGCCAGGGTCACGCTCTACGAATACGAGGTCTTGCGCCCGGGCGAAAGCGACTATGCGCAGCTCGGCACCAAGTCGAGCGTCACGGTCGACCTGCCAGACACGAAGCCTGGCGAGTACAAGATCCGCGTTCGATCGCTCAGTTCGACAGCACTGCGCTCGTCGTGGAAGGGGATAACGGTCGCGCTGCAGGGGCTGCTGTTGCCGCCGTCCGATGTGACGGACCTTCGGATCAGCGTCAACGCCGGTCAGCTTTGGATTTGGTGGCCGCCTATCCCGGACCTTGACCTCAGCCACTACGAGGTGCGGTACAGCCCGACGACTGAAGCTGTTACGTGGTCGAGCGCTCAGGTTGTCATTGATCGGGTGGCGGCCGGAACAAACTCTGCGGTGCTTCCGGCGCGCAAAGGCACGTACCTGGTCAAGGCGGTCGACACATCGGGTGGGTATAGCCTCAACGCCATATCCGGCACATCGGAGATCGCAGAGCTTAATGCCTATAACGCGGTTGAGTTGGTCGACGAGGGTCCGGAATGGGTCGGTGAGCGGGTTGCCGTAACCGAGGCTGTTGGACAGCTACAGCTGGCGAACAGCGACCCGATGTCGTCGTGGGAGGCCATGTCCGATGTTGTAAGCCTTTCTTATGGCGTTACCGGGCTGCCGGCAGAGGGCTGGTACTACGCGGATGAAATTGTAGACCTTGGGCATGTCTTCACCTCTCGCTTGACCAGCGAAGTACTGGCTACCGGCGCCGACATTCTTGGGACCATAGCGTCTTGGGTCAGCCTAGCATCGGTCGATCGTCTGGATGATACAGAGATTGGGCAGTGGGGGCTGACGCTTGAGGTGTCGCAAAGCATCACGCCTCAGCCGGCTGCACCAACTGACTGGTCTGATTGGGCGCCGCTGACGATCGGGGAATACACAGCTCGCGCGTTTCGCTTCCGCCTTCACCTGCGCAGCACTGCTCCTGCAGTAACTCCTAGCGTGAGCCGCATGCGCATCACCGTCGATATGCCGGACCGTGTGGCCGATGGTCGCGATTTGACATGTCCGCCTAGCGGGATGCGTGTCAGTTTCGAGCCGGCCTTTATGGCGCGCCCGAGCCTGGCAGTAGACGCCCAAGGACTGTCAGCAGGCGACCGTAAGTGGCTCACCGGCATTGACGCAACAGGTTTCAACCTTCAATTCCTCGACTCGGCCGGAAATGGCGTTTCGCGCACGTTTGACTATCTCGCCAAAGGCTACGGCCGGCGCGCAGCTTAGGAGTAACCAATGAGTCAATTCGACTTCGCAACAATCGATCCGAACGCGAAAAGCGGTACGCAACTTGCGGTCGATCTAAACAACTGGCGCGATGCATTGCATAGCGGCCATCGCGGCGCATCCAGACCCGCATATGCTCAGGGCGGGATGTTGTGGGTTAGGGAAACATCCGCAGAACAGTGGGATTTGATGTTCTACGACGGCGACACGGATTTCGTGCTGCGCAGCGTGAATCCGACGACTAATCAGCTGGTTGCGATACCGCAGAGCGCGGTCTCCGGTCTAAGCGAGATAGCGACTGCGACTGCCGAGCTGGAAGGCGGCCTTCAGGCGCTCGAAGGCCGCTACAACTCAGAAATCGACTTCACCATCATCTACCCGAACGGGGGGAGCGAGGCGAGTCCGGCGAGCGTGTCAGTTAATTCGCGCTATATCTCGGGTAACCCGTTCCCTGGCCATAGGGTGTTCTGTGTAGCCCAGGTGCTGATTGGTGGCGTATGGGGTGAGGCTCCGTTTATTTTCTCTGACGCAGGAGGCGCGTCAGGGGTTCGTGCCAGCCAGCTAAACGATGGCCAAGTCATCGTGCAGACAGGCTCCACACGAATAAAGGTGTCATCGGCGGCTTCAGGCGATCCATTTGGCGATTATTCGTCTGTGGTCACTGTTCCGGTTCCATGTCGCGTCCTCGTTTGGAAGCTCAAGGGGGCAATATGATGGATGTCTTTGCAGAAGCAGGCGGGAGCCTGCAACAGATCGGTGGCACCTGCCCTGATGGATGGGTCGTCATGCAGAGTGAGCGACCAACTCCTGAGCATGTGGCGCAGGCGGACGGTTCATGGGTGGTTCCTCCAGCGCCAGTGCCCGCGTCCGTTACTATGCGCCAGGCGCGTCAGGCAATGCTTAGTGCTGGCATCCTCGCTCAGGTTGATGCGCTAATTGCGGCCATGCCCGGCGAGGAAGGCGAGTCTGCCAGGATCGATTGGAACCATGCGCGGGAGGTGAAGCGCGACTGGCCGCTGATTGGTGCGCTTGGTCCGCAAATGGGTCTTAGCGAGCAGCAGATCGACGATCTGTTTATCTACGCGGCGACGATACCGCAGTAGTCCGATAGCAACAGACAAGGCCCGCCGCGCGGGCTTTCTTTTGTCTGGAGAAAACATGCGTACATCAGAGAACGGCCTGGCGCTGATCCGCCAGGCTGAAGGGCTACGCCTGCGCGCGTACAAATGCCCGGCCGGCGTCTGGACCATAGGGTTCGGTACAACTGCCGGCGTGAAAGAGGGCCAGATCATCACCAAGGAACGAGCCGAGGAACTGCTGCGCGACGACGTGAAGCGGTTTGAGGATCAGGTTCTGCGCCTGGTCAAGGTTCCGCTGACGCAGGGCCAGCTCGACGCCTTGGTCTCCTTCACCTACAACCTTGGCGCCGCGAACCTCGGCAATTCGACGTTGCTGCGCTTGCTGAATGCGGGCGACCACAAGGGTGCCGCTGCTCAGTTCGATCGCTGGACAAAGGCAAGTGGCAAAGAGCTTCCGGGTTTGGTGAAGCGCCGGGCTGCCGAGCGCGCGCTGTTCGAGGGTAAGTCATGATCGATAAGGCCCGGCTTATCGCCTATGCCGTCGTTGCGGCTGCTTGCCTCGCTACTGGCTGGCAGATCCACGCCTGGAAGGTCGGCTACGACCTCAGCCGGGATCAAGAGGCGCAGCAAGCAGCTGCCGAGCTCGTACGCGAAGTCTCCGGCAAGACGCTTGAAGCGATCGCAGGCATTCGCGTCGAGAACAAGACCATCTATCAGCAAGGTCGCACGGAGGTGCTGCGTGAAACGATTTATCGCGATTGCGTGCTGCCTGATGCTGGCCGCGTGCTCCTCGAGTCAGCCCGCAAGAATTGACGCCGGCCTGCTGCAGCTGTGCCAGCCGATCCCACCTGTGCCGGAGAAGGTCGACATGGGCGAGCTGTTGCTGATGGATATCGAGCTGGCCGGCATGTACAAGGAGTGCGCTGCCGGCAAGGCTGGATTGGTTGAAGCGCTGAAGGGGAATTAGATTTGCCCGGACGGGCGAGGACGGTAGACCGGGACTCCGGCCTCCTGTGCTGCGGTGATCATGTCGCGAGTGCCTGGGCCGCCCGTGTCGAAGGCGACCACGCCGTCTGGTTTCAGCTCGAGCATCTGCCGGTTCCGGATAGGGCCGGCGCGCTTGCCGTACTTCTCCCATTCGGCCCGGCAGCGAGTCAGCTTCACGTCGCGGTTCAGTGCCCATTCACGAGCCCAGCGATCGGCGCCGGGTGCTTCGCCCTGGATGATCTCGCTAATGCCACGAGTGAGCAGGATGTGGTCCAGCACTTCGAAAACGCGGGCGCGGTCGGCGTAGTCGCGGCCTCCGCAGACGATGATTCGGACTGGCATCTGGGCTCCGCTATGCGCTGCTGATCTGGGCCAAATCTTGGGGCATTTTTTGGGGCAGAGTACGGTTTTCCGTGGGCCTGTGAGGGCTTGCAGCCCAGTAAATACGTGGAGCTTACCCCGCCAAAACCCCCATTAGAACTGCATGGTGATGTTGGCGGTAGAAATCAAGAGGCTTTATCTCGCTGGTTTCAGAGGTGTGGTGCTACGCTTGGGGCACTTTTGGGGCAAACTGTAATTTGCGCATCTCGGCCCAATCGCCTTCGCCGTCGATCCAGCGGGCATACCGAGACAGCAAAATCTGTATCGAATGGCCGAGCTGCTTGGCGATGAATGCCGGTGTCATTCCGGCCATCAGGCACATGGTTGCGTAGGTGTGGCGCGCATTGTACGGGGGCCGGTAGCGAATACCCAGCGCCTTTAGCGTCGGGCGCCACTGGTGATGCAGGTCACTCGTCTGCTGGATGAACTGAGAGCTCTTGCTCGGCGGAAAGCAGAACGGGAAGTCAGTCAGCCTACCGGAGCCGGCCGCGCGCCGCTCGGCGTACTGCTTGGCGAACAGAAGGGCATGCACTGCCCGATCATTCAGCAGCACAAACCTATCCTTCTTGGTCTTCGTCCGCTCGACGACCTTCTTCTTTGCTACGGACCTGCAGACGTGGACCGTACGCCTCTTCAAATCGACCTCTTCCCAGCGAAGGGCGGCGATCTCTCCTAACCGCATGCCGGTATAGAAAGCGAACTCGAAGAACGCAGCGTATATCTGGCTGGGCCAGTGTTCCGTTTGGTAGAGCCTGGCAATGATCCTGTCTGCCTCATCCTGCGTGAACGGGTCAACTTTCGCTTCCGTCCGCGTCGGTATGTCCAGCGCCTGAATTGGGTTCTCCGTCAGGAGTCTGTCCGAAACCGCCGACTCGAGAATGGTGCTCAGCTTGTTCATGGCGTTCGCCTTCACGCCGTCCGAGGTCCAGGGGATCTGGACGACGAGCTCGCGCATGAAGGCAGTCGTCAGGTTGGGTAGCGGGGTTGTGGCCAGATACGGCATCCACCAGATGTTGAGCACCGACTTGTAGTTGTCGCGCGTCCCTTCTGATATCGATCTACTGTCGAGCCAGACCTGGGCGTACTGCCCGAACCCGCGCGAGACGCTGGAGATAGCGTTCGGCGAGCCGGGGAAGAGCTCGGCATACTTACGCTCGTCGAAGATGCCGTGCTTGATCTGCTGGACTACTTGATCGCGTAGACGGGATGCAGCGGCAATGCCCGCTTGCGTCGGGGGGAGGGCGAGGGTTTCTGAGCATCGCTTCCCGTTCCAGCTGAATCGGATGCGGATCGTATCGTTGCGTAGCTCAACTCCGGTGGGCAGTGCCATAGGCTTTCTTGCCATTCTTCGTACCTTGATCGGCTGTAGTAGATTCGTCCATTGATGCGATTCCAGACGCCCTCGGGAATCTTGTTCCGGCTTCGCCTGCCTTCTAGGGCTCGATCGGTTGTGCCAAGTATCATGGCCATCTGCTGTTCGGTCACCTTGTCAGGGAACCACTCCGGCAGATTCTCTAGTTTCTCTGCGCCCATCCCTCACCCCTCCAATTCCCGGCAGCCGCAGTAACTGCAGCGCTTGCCGAGGACGTTCTTCACGCATACGTTCGTGCGCTCGCCTTCTTCCTCTATCCAGCCTTCCATGCGGATTCGCTGCATGTCGGACTTGGCGAGGATTTCAAACTGGCGCTTCTGCTCCTGCTCCGGCAGGCGTTTGAATGATTGCCACAGGCTCATGCTCACCCCCTCACCGTTACGCCGGCTGCTTCGATGGCGGCGCGGCACTCCCGCAACATTTCGTTCTTGTCCCGCAGTGCGAGGCTCACTCGGCACGCCGCTGCTGAGAATGGCTGAGGCAAATCAATCACCACGTTCTCCCGCCCCTTCTGGTAGAACGCCACCGCCACGTTGCAGAACTGCTGCTTCAAATCCTCGAACTGCTCGCGGTGAGGCTGCCTGTCCCACCACGCCTCGAACTCCGCTATAGCCTTGTCTGTGTGCATGTCTATCTCCTGCTGCGTGTTGGGTTAGGCGGCTTCGGGCTTGCCTTCGCCGCAATGAGAACACCAGTACGTGCCGCAGCCGGGCACTTCTGGATCCTCTTGAAAGTTTTCGGGCCACTGATCGCGCGGCAAGGTAACGCTCTGTCCAATGGCTGCGCCCGGGATCTTGTAGAAGCAGGTGTGCGGCGCCGGGCCGTAATCTGGAAAGCACGAATTGCCGTCTGGATCCGTGCACATGTCGCAGGCCATACGAATACCTCCCCGCCGACTCTCGCCGGCAGGCTGTGTGTTTGGGTGGGGTTATGGGTGACTACCTGACTTGGGTTCAGGTGGTCTTAGCTTCGCGCTCAAGATAAACCGCCAGCCACTTGAGCTTGCACGGACGACACACAATGCCGCTTGTGCAGCCGTATGGCTGATCGAACACCAAGACGCCACGGATATGCGCTGGCCCAACGTCGCGGTCGCCACTGTTTACCTGTACGCGGACCTCGCCGTCTTCCGGCACGCACTCCGATCCGCAAACATCACAGCAGCAGACGGTTATGGTTTTCGTTGTGATGCCCATTACGCCTCCTTCGCAGCAGTGACAGGCGTATCGCCGTCAATTAGCGCATCTACCGCAGCATTGATGTTGCCGCCGAAGTCTTCCAGATCGACGCGCAGCAGGTTGAGCCAGTGCGTGTCGTCGCCCTGGAGGCTGACGTAGCGCCACCGCTCTGCATCCTCCCGCAGCATTTCGACCTCGGCGCGGAGCTGGTCGATCCGATCCTTGAGCACGTCGGCGCGGTGCTTCCCGAGTTCGTGTACCTGGGCAGTCTCCTGCACCCACTCTGTCTTCTCGTGCCATTCGAGGTGGGCGGCCTTGAACTGTAGGAGGCTATCCCGCTCGGCGGTCACGGCTGACAGGGCGGCGAGTAGCAGATTGCAGTCGGCGTGATACTCGCCAGTCAGTTCGACCCCTTCCGCCTCTGCGGGCTGGGCTGCCTTCACCACTGCGCGCAGCTCTAACCACGCCTGCTCTGCGCCAGGTGTCTCAACTATTGCGCAACACGCCCAGCGGTCGACGCACCGCTCCAGCAGCTCCCGATCAACCAATACCTTGCTCATTCCACTGCCTCCAATGCCGTTACCGGGTATATCTGCACGCTGTTGCGATGGGCGCTGCTCTCGACTGCGTAGCCCTCTGGCGTCTGCTCGGTCGAGTACCAGCCAACCACGCGGCCAACCCACTCGCTGCCGGTGGACTTCTTCACGCGGTCGCCCATGCGGAACTTGCCTTGCGGGGCGGTCTGCGCGATGGGGGCGGCGTAGAGCGGTGTGTCGTCGTGACGAGGTGGTATCCCCGGTGCTAGGCGAATGAATCTGTCGCCAGCTGTGAGGTAGCCGATAGGCTGCTGCTCGGTCTGCGCGGGGCGGGTGGCTCTGGCTTGCCAGCCTGTCCAGAAATCTCGGTAAATGGCGTTCTTGTATTGACCGTATTCGTCGCGCTCTAGCTGCTGTCGCTTGGCGCCCGGCCACTGCTGATCGGCCCAAGCCTCGAACGCCTGCCGCTCTAATTCAATATTCATCTGGCGAATTCTCCGTAATGTGTAATCTCGGCTGACTTCCTGGCGCAGGCGGCATCGAAAATGCTGGCGAAAGTCCCCAGGTGTGCCAGTCGTTTATTCACACGAATGCTGGCTCGCCATTTTTGGGATTGCGGATGAAAATAGATGCCCTTGGCCCCGGTCGTATTGGTGACGGGTAGCTTGCAGTTCTGCATGTTCTGGCAGATCGACGCGCCCCTGAGATTCTCGATTCGGTTGTTAGAGGGGTTGCCGTCGATATGGTCGACGTATTCTGGTAGCTCGCCGTGGAACATGAAGTAGACGAGCCGGTGGCAAGCAATCATCCGCCCGCGCGTCGGATGGATTCGCATGTATCCATCCCGATCAGGACGGCCGACCAACTTGCCGACATTTCTTTTTTGGCAGGTCGTTACCCAATAGAGCGACCCATCCGCGTATCGGACTCGCCCAGCAAGGTCTTGGCAGTATTCCAGCTCAGTCTTCATGGCTCTGGCCCCGCTCACCCTGCGCCGGGGCTGGCTCTACTGCCGCATGCCCATCCCTGAACCCCTGCGCTGCGGCTGTGGCCATGTCGACGGCGGTGTAGGTGTCGGTGGGCTCGGCCTGCTGGGATAGGGCGGCGCGCACGATCTTGTCGATCTCCTGATCGAAGCGTGCTGGATTGTCGTTGCGCTGGTCTATGGCTAGCAGAGCTGTTCTCAGGGTCTGAATCTCCGCCTTCGCAGCCCCCAGCTCAGCGCCCATGGCTGCCAGTTCCTTCAAGTCATGCTTGGTCATACCTTGCTCCATATTCTCGAGTCGTTCAGTTCCGCCTCGGTGGCGTAGCGCGGGTTACGGCTCAGCGCCTGCATCAGGAACGCGGCACCGTTCGATCCGGCGATGTAGTGGCGGGTGTTGGTCGGCTTGTGCAGCCAGATTTGGGTCTTGGGTCGCATGGGGCCTCCGGTGGGCGGCAGCGGAAACAGGCGCATTGGCCGATCCGCTTGCCGTCCGTGCGGCAGTAGGTGGGTGCGTTCACAGCGGCAGCGACTCCTGCACCGCTAGGCATTCGGCCTCGCCGTGGGGCAGAGCCAGCCGGTTCACTCGCCCGCGCCACTCGTCCATCGACTCCTGTGTCAGGGTGGCGGCCGGCTTGTGGCATTCGGGCTGGAGAGGGCAGGCGTTGCAGCTGCTGCGGGACTTGAAGTTGTAGTGCTGGGCGCAGATGGCCTTGGCGGTGTCGGATAGCTCAGTCACGGTGCAATCCTCCGCAGCGGTTCACGCGGCGCAATGCGCGGCTCGACGTCGATGAAGCCCGAGCCTCGGAAGTCACCATCGGTAGCGCGGGCCATGTCCACCTCAAGGCGCGCCGTGGCGTTCACTTCGGCCGCGACCTGGGCGACAGCCTTTGCTTGTTCAATCGAGTAGGTGCCGGCCAGCACGCCCTCCATCGTCTTGCCGAGGATGGCGCGCAGATCACTGAGGTTGTTCATTGTGCTGCTCCAGTTTGTTGAGCTTCCGCTTGAACCAGCCGAGCGTTATGGCGGCCTGGCGATATTCGGGCGGATAGCGGTCGATTGAGTTGCGGCGCATGTTCTCCGCGCGGGTGACCAGCTCGAGGTTGTCGATTGAGATGTTGGCGGGGGTGCGATCCTTGAAGACGAGGAAGTGACCTGTCGGCACGGCGCCGTTGTGCTCTTCCCACAACATCACGTGGACCGGGCGCCAGTCAGTGCGCTTGTTGCCGGTGTCCGCCACCTTGCGGTAGAGGATGCCGCCCTTGTCGGTGCGCTCCGCTCCGATGGGGCGCCAGGTGTTCGATGGTCGGTGACCCAGCTTGAACTGCGTGTCCTTGGCCCGGCCTCCTGCCTGCCATCCTTTGCGGCCAGAGTTCCATGTCTGGTGGCCAGGCTTGAACCTGCCGCAGCCTGTGATTTCCTTGAACTCATCCGGTCGCGTCAGTCCGAGTTTCGACACGCGATTGTGAATCGAGCCAGTGCCGCGCCCCATCAAGGCTGCTATCTCGGTGATGGGTTTGGTGGCATACAGTTCTGCCAGTGTTGCGTCCTCTGCCGGCGTCCAGTGCCGGTATTCCGTGCGCCTCCTGCCGGCCAGTGGGCTCATTTCTTCCGCCTCCCGTGCGTTGTGGCCGTCCAGCCGGCGCTGGCTACCTGGTTGCCGTGGTCAGATATCAGGCTGTCGATCAGGGCGCCCATGTAGGCGACTAGGCCAGTGACTGTTTCACCACGGGCCATCGCGCTGTGGGTGTGCTTCTCGCCGTTGGGCAAAACGAACCACGCGCTGGCGTTCCAGTCGGAAGGGCGCCGAGGCTCAGTGCCGCGAACTACTGGCCGCGACACTCGGTTGTCGATTGAATAGAGCGTCACGATGCAGCTCATGGCTGGCACACCTCCAGCAGGTTGCCCGAACTCAGGCGCCCAAGCGGCGCGGCTATGAACCGGTCTTTGTCATGCACTACGCACCATGGCTTCCCTGTGCTAGATGCCTGCGCAGCTGCGTGAATGATGGCGTCGAGCGCTTCGCTGAATCTCATGCCATCTGCTCCAGTGCCCGTCGGGCGAATGCCGCCAACTCCCGCTTCGGGTTGCGCCGGCGCTTGAGTACGGTCGTCGGGTCGTGCCAGCGCTTGCGCTCAATGGGCTTCACTTCGCGGAAGCCTTCGACCTGCTGGATGGGTACGCCTGATTCGGCGACGAGTCGTGAAAGCCAGGCAGCATCAGCCGCCCGGCCCGCTGGGGTTAGGTTGCAAAATGTCATGAGTGTGTACCGGGAGGAGGGCGCGCTGGGCGCCCGGTGGATCAGATCAGCAGCGAGCGGGCGCCGCGGTAGGGGTTGGCAAATGGCAGGTCGTCATCAAAATCAGGCGGTGCGGCCTGCTGGCTGCGCTGCGGCTGGCCTTGACGCTGTTGCTGCGGCTGGCCCTGCTGCTGATCGTCGCGCGGCTCAAACAGGGCAAGCCAGATTGAGCCGTCTTCGTCGACCTTGCAGCCGGCCGGATTGAAGAAGGCGTCCATCTTCATACGGAAGCCCTTGTCGGTCTGGATGACCGCGCCGACCTTCCGACTGATGTACTTGGTCTCGCCGTTCTTCTCGTACTTTCCAACCGTGGCTACCACGTCGTATTTGTGTTTTGCCATTATTGCTGCGCTCCGCTTGCGTCATTGACCACTTCAAAATCTCCATCGAATACGTACTCGTTACCCTGCGGCAGCCCAGCCTCTGCGGCCTCGTCCAGGGTGACGGCGCGCTGAATCTCGACCGACACTGGCAGGTACTTGAAGAGGCGGCGGATAACCGTCTTCTTCGCCATTTCCTCCCAGTGGCTGACCCATGGGCCAGACTTTCCGGCCTTGCTTTGTGCGCGGACTGCCTCGACTTGGGCTTTGCTCATAACCTCGAACTGGACGCCGCCGCCCTGCAGCCGCGCAACCGCATAGACGTGGGTGATCTCGCCGGCGTGCTCGCCTTCGAACGGCTTGTGCGTCAGGTCTTCGTGCAGGCCAAGCTGATAATCGAACTCGTCGTGTTCGCGCACGGTGCGCGCCGACAGGCTGACGATTTGCCCGGAGCGGCGGGCCAGGTCGATCATTCCGCGATAGCCGATGATCAGCTGCACCTGGTTTCCGTAGGGCAGCAGGTAGGCGTGACCGAGGGAGTTGCCCGGCTCTAGGCCAAGCTGGGCGCATTGGATGACCGAACCGAGGAAGCTGTGCTGATCGCACTTGACCAGCGCCGGGGTCTTCCGGATCTCGGTGGTGACAATCCGCGCCATCCGCTCGGCCGTCATGTGCTTGGGCAGCGCCGCAGCGAACTGCGCTTTCATCTTCGGGCTGGCAAGCATTGCTGCCAGGCTGTCGGCTGGGCTGCGCGGCTTGACCTGCTGGCCGGTGGCTTGCTGCATGTCCTTCTGCGAGAAGGGTGCGACGTTCTCAGTGCTCATCTTCGATCCTTGGCCCAATAGGGCAGAGAGATGGTTTCGACTCCAGACCATTCACCGGTGCGGATGCAGTCGGCGTAGGTGGCCATGTCCTCGATGTAGGTGTCTCGACCGATAGACTTGGCTTCGTGGTCGAGTGTGAAAAGGCGCACCGGGTACTTGCCGCACTCGATGCTTGTGCTAACGACCAGGAACACAAACGCGGCCGGCTGCTCGCCGAAGTGCGCTGCGTAGCCGTCGCAGTAGAAGGGGTCCTGCACGTGATAGCGGTACTCGTAGACGGAGCGGGCAAACTTCTCCATGTCGCCAGTCGTCTTCACGTCGGCGATCCAGCCTAGCGAGGTGATGGTCTTGTCCGGCCGGCAGCGAGCGAGTAGGCCCGTCGTCTGCTCTTTCCAGTAGATGCTGGCCTCTGCATCGCCTTCGGCCTCAATGAGCCAGCGTGCGTGCGGATGGGCCATCACGCTCTCGCGGATCAGCATCACCTTCCGGCCCTCGTCGGCAGTGAGCACTGTCTGGCCATTCAGACCGGCCTCGAACTCCTCCCACTTCTCCTTGCCGGCCTTGGTGTTGCGCGGGGCATCTGCCGGGCCGATGGCGTACTGCTCCGCGAACCGGTGCGGCTCAAGCAGGATGGCGTGCACTGCGTCGCCGATGTTTAGCGCTGACTTCTTCTCCTCGTCCTCTGGAGCGGCCTTGCTCCACTGGTACAGAGCTGGGCTCTTGTGGATCAGGTCAAGCTGCGACTTCGAGACGCCTGGCCCGCGGTGGTAGGCCTCGTTGCTGAGGTCGCGGTAGTAGCCTGGCGTGATCGCCTCGACTGGAGCGTTCATGCTCAACCTCCGAAGAAGTGAAAGATCGCCGCCTCACCAATGAGGCCAAAAGCGAGCGTTGCGGAAAGGACGCCGAACCCGGTAAGGGTCCACCACGCCGCTGCGAATGAGTGGCCTGTGGGGGTGTCGTCGTGCGGGCCGGTGTCGTAGGGGAGGGGGAGGGTGCGGTTCATGGGGTCACCAGTTCGGCAGGGACTTGAACCGTGTTGCCGAGCTTGTCAGCCACGATGGCGCGGCATAGGCAGATCAGCGCGTCAGCTCCTGACCAGGCCGCCGTTTCATCAGTCCAAGCGCAAGGCCGTGAATCATCATCGTGAAAGATCACGCTGATGCGGTGCCGGTCTATGAGCGGCCCGCCCTGACTCCAGCTGATAGACGGACAAAACGGCTGCGGGTCTTGCCGGAACGGGTTACTCGGAACAAGCACGCAGGTCATCAGCATTGAGCCGAACTCGCCGCGCGGATATGGGCGTGGCTCTACGCCGGAGAATGTCGGATCGAGCGTCATAGTCGGGAACATTTCGTGCGCCGACTCCCACACCTTCACCGCATGAGCTACTGCCCAATCCAGCGCCGCGCCTTCCAGCTCGGCGGTCTTCACTTCGATCATCTGGCTCATCCCGTCACCTTCCCTGCCAGTCCGCTAATCACAGCCAGCAGCGAGAACACTGCCAGGCCGTAGCCGTAGAATTTCCAGAACCAGATGCGCTTGGCGCGTTGGTATTGGCTAGCCATGGGCGGCCTCCTTTGGTGCGCGGCACTCCTCGAGGTAGTCCCACTGGGCTTTGTCGCCTTGGGCCACGAACCACTTCAGCTCCCCGTCGCCCTCGTCTCGCACACTTCCGCCGTACTTCGCGCCGTCAAACATGAATTCGCCCGTCATTGTTCGATACGGGTATTTGCCGCGGAACGACGTGAACTGGAGGTCTGGCCGAGCCTCGCGTGCGCGCTTTTCGAAGGCCGCAAACTTCGCATTCTGCTCGGCGACCTTAGCGTCGTGGGTTGCCTGGCAATCCATGCAGCAGAACACGTGCTCGCCGCGGTACACCGGCTCGTGCGGCGTCTCGTTTTCGTCATCGTCCCAGCCATACGAATCCTCACCGACCATATCGCCGCAGTTGGTGCAACCGACCCGCCATCCGTTGTCGATGTACGCCTTCGCTGGAATTGGCTTGCCGGCATACTCATCCGCCCATGGCAGGCGCTTACACGAAACGCACTGGAAATCGGTGCCTATTTCGTCGGCACCCTGACGGCGTGCCGCCACATTTGTTGTGGCGAACTGGATGTTTGAATCTTCAGGGTCGTCTGTCTCGACGATGAATGCTTTCACTGGCTTATCCATCACACACCCCCTATCAGCGCAACGTAACCAAGCAGCGCCAAGAACGGCGCCACTCCGCCATACAGCAGGAAGGCGCCGGCCAGCTCCTTGAGTTGGATGGTCATGGCTGGGCTCCTTGCAGGGCGGCGCGGGCAATGCTCCCGTCTTCGACGTAACCTTCCGATTCACCAAACCCATCATCGTGATGCAGGATGTTCAGCGGCTCGCCGCTTACGGTGTCCCAAGCGTCTTCGTTTGCCAGGCAGAAGTGTTCGCCATCGGCGTAGTACTTCAGTGCCTTCCGCAGCCGATCCAGCTCAGCGAGAAGGGCGTCGCGCTCGGCCTTTACCCGGTCGTTCTCCTTCTCTTGCTTTGCGATCAGCTCATCCTTCCTGTTGAGCACGTCCACCTTCCATGCGGACTCAAGGCGCTGGTTCTCTTCGAGAAGGGCCTTGTAGGCCTCATGCTCAACAAGGTCGCCAATCTCGTCTTCGATCAACTCCCAGTCTGGGCCTTCGACAAAGTACCGCTTCACTTCCTTGCTCATGCCGCCTCCTCCTGTGCTGGTAGCAGGAACTCGCTGACCCGATCGGATAGGGCGCGGAGCTTGTCGAGCAGGTCCGGATCGCCTTCGCCGGTCAGTCCGTCGAGGTAGTAGTGCTGATCGAACACTGCCCGATCACCTTGGTAGACGCGGACGTAGACGCCGTTCGTGTTCCCTGCGTAGGACAGGTGCGCCTCGTATTGACCGGCCTGCGTCACGTCGTGGCAGATGCAGAACAGGTCGAACATGGCTTTCTGAATGTCGTTGTTCATGCCGCCTCCCGCTTGGCGTCGATCATGTTCCACAGCCGATCTTCGATCCGCTCCGCGTGCTCATCGGCAACCGCTGCGCAACCATTCAGATCCAGCTCCGTTTCGTTTCCGTCTTCGTCAAAGACAGAACCGCTGGTGATCGTGAATTCAAGTTCTCTGTATCCGTAGTAATCGTCAGCGCTGTCACGGCATCGATAGTCCGGATCAGCAACTTGGCAGTGGGTTACCTCAACGGAGAGGAGGTATTCATCTAGGTCGATCTCGAATTTCATCGTTGAATCCTCGCGGAAACGCTGTCATCCGGGCACGGCTGTTCGCGGCGCCCTATGGGTCCGTAGTGCTTCATGGTGGATACCTCAGTTGCCCGGATGGGCGGGGGAATGAATGCCTGCTACCGATACCCGGCAGGCTCTGGGCAGGAGTTGTCTTCCGTGACGCCGGATCGGCTCCAGCTGAGGAAGTGGTTATTTGGCGCGAGCTGCGAGCATGGCGTCGGCGTACTGATAGGCCGCCGTCACTACGGCTCCAGCTTGCTCGCCATCGACGTTCGGGTTGCTGATCATTGCAGCCATTGCCTTTGCTGCGAAGTAATCACGCATCGTCAGCCCGAAGTACTGCACGCCGCGCCCGTCCGGATGGACTATCGGGAAAGCTGTGCCTGGATCGGTGTTCTGTGTCTCGTCTTCGTACTCGTCCATCTCAATCTCCTTTCCAATTCCTTCTCCACCAATCCCGCATGTACAGCGCTGCGAGGAAGGCGCAGAGGATCAGGACTTCGGGGCCGGTTAGCATGGCGTGCTCGGGGGCGGCGGGAGTGGCATCCAGTGGGTAGGATCGCCGTACCAGAAAGCCCAGCCCTGAATGTCATCGTGGAGCCATTCGCTGACTTGCTGATGGCCGTCCTCGAACAGGCACAGGTAGTCCGCCTTGCGCTCGTCCGGCAGACGCTCCTCAACGCTTATCCATTCGCTCATCTCATCCTCCTACTTGCCCTTGGCCTTGGCGATGGCGGCGCGGGCATTCTCGACAACAACTTTCATCCCGGGGTTTGTGCTCTGGCTGTCCATGTCGAAACGTTCTGCGTAGTCGTTCGCAATGTCCTCCAGCGCCTCCAGCAGCTTAGGCGCGGCGGCTATCAGTCGCGCATCAGCCTCTTCATATACGTAATCTACGACCTGCTCTTGGTCCTCGTTGAAGTCGATTGCCCAGCCGCCATCGCATCCGCGAAAGCTCCAAGGCCCCGGCGTATGTACGTTGCTCATCTCATCCTCCTATGTGCTGATGGGTGACAGTGGATCTAGATGCGTCTTCTAACCCTCACGCACTCGGTTTATCTGGTGAGGTTCCGTCAGGAATGGTTTGAGTCTTTCTTGAAGCTGTTTGACGTGGTTCTGCTGTTCTGCGATCAGCTCGTAAATAGTCGCGCATCCGTAAAACGTCATAAGCTGCCTGACGTCTACCATCGAGCCGCCATACGGCACATACCCTTCATCAAATGCCTTTGCCGGAGAAAAAGAGGAGTATCCATCCTTGTAAACTACGTAGTAGCCGCCTTCTTGAGGCTTTCTGGAGTAGAACCAGTCAGCTGAAACGTAAAGCGGGGCATATCCACTATCTTCAAAGACGAGCTCGGCAAATTGATCATTGCTGACGCCCTCGTTGATGGACTTGATTTTCAGCGCCCATACGTCTTTATGGCTCTGATATCGCGGCATTTCTCGGCTTACTTCGCTCATGCTCTCTCTCCATTCTGTTAATCCCCGCTGCAGCCTGTCGCCAAGCTGCGGGGGTTGGGTTAGGCGGCATACTCGAACCAGGGATTCGGCCCGTCCTTGTGCAACCAGATGAACCTGTCCAGCTCGAGCGAGCACGGCAGCTTGAATATGCAGATGTTCCCGTCGACTTTCTCGCACCACCCGACCAGCTCTCCGGCCGGGATGGTTGCGTGCTTGTCGCTGGCGAAGATCCGGCAGCCCCGCATCGGCTTAGTGAAGAGCCGCATTACGCGGCTTTCCGATGCAGTGTGCAGTACCGACTAGTGCAGCCGCAGGCCGATGCCTCGCGCCATGCGTGGTAGCGATGGGCAAGAGCAGGCAGCGCGCGGCCATCGCGGCATACCATCATGACCGTCTCGCGCCACTCCAGCGGAGTGAACGGCGCTGCACCGTGAATCAGGGCGGGGCCTTGCTCGGCGCTGAAGAAATCGCTGAGGGTATCGAAATCGCATTCCATGGCTATCTCCTTGTGTCTTTGGCGGCGTATTCCCAGGCGTTGTCCGCCAGGGCGCTGATCCGCATGTGTTCTTTCTGGGTGATGACGCCGACCACTGCCAGCGCACTGATGAATCCAAAGAAGCGAGGAGCCAAAACGCTCACGCCTTCCCGGTCACCGCAGTAGCGCAAATCAGTGAGCTGCCGTCCGATCTGGCTGCGCGCAAAAGCCACATCGTGATCGCTGATTTCCATCTCTATTCCCTCCTGTTCTGCATTGGGGTGCGGCCTTACCGGTAGCTAGCCGGCTCGCTGCGCGCTTACTCCACCATGAGGCGAATAAGGCCGCACTCCGATACAGCCGGGGCGATTACCCCGGCGCTATCGTTCTTTCTGGCCTCCGTTACTTGCCACGGTGGGCTGGGCTGAACTGTCAAGGAATCCTTGATAGTTCGATCTCGTTGCGCGCTATGCCGAGTCGTCTCAGGCCCTGGTCAGCTACTGGCGTCTTCCAGGGCGGCGGTTGCGCAACTTCGCGTGGCTGCATGTTGAGCCACGGCCAGTTCCAGAGCTGGCATGGGGCGGGGAGCTTGTAGAGCGCGCTGTACCTTTCGGGACCCCGCCGCGCTGGTCTTGAGTTGTATAAAGAGCGTTCCGGGATCACCCGAGGCCCCTTTGAGGCCCTGAAGCGTGTTTCGCTTCGATGGGGCGAATATTGCCGCCGGAATTTATTGCCGTCAATGCCTGCGGCAATAATTTTTCTTTAGGGCGCGCGAATGCCGCCAGGCGGTCGCCGGCAAAATCATCTGAAAGGGGAAACAAAAAGCCCCGCTAGGTGCGGGGCTTGAGTGTTCTGCTTACTGGCTACAGGTCGCCGTCATAGCTATGCGCGACGTACCGGCCGATCACGGATATGTGCTCCAGCTGGTCGGGGCTGAGGCTCTCCTCAGGGTACTTCGACGCATTGTCGGAGCGAATTAGAAGTCCGCCATCAAAGCGCTTGTACAGCCGCTTGATTCGCAGCTGGTCGCCGTAGCGAATTCCGTAAATTTTCCCATCGATAATGTCGCGCGCATCAAGATTCAGCGTGACCTTTGCGCCATGCGGAAGGCTCGGCCACATAGAGTCGCCCGTTACAAGGAAATCATAGAGCTTGTGCGGATTGAGGCCCTTGCGCCGTACCCAATCCATTCTATAAGCGTTGCCCTGGTCGCGATGTACTTCTTCCAACACCATCTCCCCGCTGCCGGCGCCAAACCGGACTTCAACCCGAGGAACGATGATGAACTGATCATCCGGCAAATCCTCAGGCGCTTCCCAAGCTAATACGTTCGACACCTGGAATGGCTCTTCGGCCATCTCATGTCGGGGCTCGCTATCCATTGCTTCGCCTGCGGTTGATCCCGCCAGCTTTGCTATCTCGCTCGCAAGCCTAGGGCTGAACGCCTCTATAGGGATGCCGTAAATGCGCGCTACCCCGGCAGCAAATGCCATGTTCAAAGCTATTCGGCCGTTGAGGTAGTTGCTGAAGGTTCCCTGGCTTATCTCCAGACGAGCGGCCGCCTGCTCCTGAGTTATTCGCTCGGATCTCGGCTTGCCCGCGTTGAACGCCTCGATTGCCGCTTTAGCTGCGGCGCACTCGGCCAGCTCCCACGGTTCCAGGTCGCGTTTCTTGGTTGCGTCTTTCATTCCTAGCACTTTATTCCCGCCGTGCATAAATTACTAATTCCGCAGGCATTGACACTTTAATTTCCGGCGGCAATAATCGGTGCCAAGACTCACGAAGGATTGGTTCCATGCAAAGCATTCCTCTCACCAAATTTGCCGATCAGCTTGGCCAGGCCAAGGCAGCACAAGCGCTTGGCGTAACCCAAGGCTCGCTCAGCAAAGCGTTGAGAGTGGGTCGACATGTATTCGTCATCCGTCACGAAAGTGGCACCTACGAGGCTATGGAGCTGCGGGCCTTCCCGGCCCAAGGGCGCGCCAAGCAAGGCGCAAGTATCGATCAGTGGCTTGAGGCGCTCTGCCCTCGGGAACACCAGGCCGCTTAACCCTATTCAGTAGCGATAAGGAGAGTCACCCACATGTACGCAAATTCAGAAGACAAGCGAAGCATTCCGCGCAAGGTCCGGTTTAGCCCAGCTATCGACCGCATCTTGCAGAAGGCATCGCACCGCGCAGGCATGCAGCACGCGACCTTCCTGTACGAATTGATCGAGTTCGGCATTGAGAACGGCGCGCTTGACGAACTGATTCGTGAACACCAGCGGAAGACTAGCGCGGCCTGAAGGCCCTTTGGAGGGTCAAGTGCCTGAATCTGCCAATAGTGAGCAAAGGCTCGCAGATCAAGAAGAGCGGCTTCGAGCCGTCGCTAAGCGCCTTGGGAAATCTTTGGATGAGGTGGTCGAGGATTTGGTTGTCACCTCGATTGCCATGGGGGGGCTGACGGTCGCCAGTAGGCCGAAGGCTCCCGTCCTGCGTTTGGTCGGGACAAATGGGGATTCTTGAGGCCCTCGATAGTGCCTCCCAGCACTTCGGAATCTCAAGGCACAAAAAAGCCGCCTGGCAGGGCGGCTTTTCAACTAACGAAACGAGTGAAACGACATGACTACTGTAGCCATAGACCTCTTCAAAAGCAACAGCATCCCAACCGTATCGGTTGTTGATATTTCCCCCGAGCTAGCCCGCCAGTGGCTGAACCTCAATATCGGCAACCGACCAGCCAGTCAGGCGCACGTTGCCAAGCTTGAGGGCTTCATCCGTGATGGGAAGTGGAAGATGACCGGAGACCCGATTCGCTTTTCCAAAACCGGCAAGCTGATCGACGGCCAGCATCGCCTGCAAGCCATTCTTAACTCTGGTTCTACAGTTCAGTGCGTGGTTATGCGCGACCTCGAAGACGAGATTTTTAACGTCATCGATAGCGGCAAGTCGCGTCAGAAGTCGGACATTCTGTTTATTGAGCTTGGGCTGCCGGTGGAAACCTGCAAAGTCCTCGCATCCGCTTGCGGCTGGGTTATCGACTATGAGCGCGAGCAGTATGGATTCCATGGCAAGGCCGACAAGTCGGATGTTCTGGAGTTTGTTACTTCCAATCCCGCGCTGATTGAGAGCGCAATCTATGCGCAGGCACTTCCGCATCAGTCTCCGGTTCCGCGCTCGATTGCCGCCTTCTTTCACTTCTACGCCAGCCGCCGCAATCAGCTCAGCGCCGAGCGATTCCTTGAGCGTTTCATGGTGGGCACTGTAGATGGTGCAGATGACAACCTGCTTCATCTGCGGAACTTGTGCTTCACCTCGAAGCTGAACCGCCGCCAGCTTGGCCGTCCAGAAATCATCTGGCGCATGATCAAAATCTGGAACTCGGAGCAGCGCGCAAAGCCGATCCGTTACTTCAGCAACACCGCCGTCCGCCAGGGCGAAGCGTTCCCGACCTTCATCTAACTATAGGAGAGGGGCGGGAAACCGCTCCTCTATTCAGCATGAGCGACAACATCATTCAGTGCCGGATTAGCCTGGTGAAAGTCGTTAACCGATTCCGCAAGGACTTCGGTGATATCGACAGCCTGGCCGCCAGCATTGCCGAGCTAGGGCTGTTGCAGCCTATCGGTGTCGATTCGAGCTATCGGTTGGTCTTTGGCGAGCGCCGTCTGCGTGCTTGTCAGGCGCTTGGCTGGGAGAAGATCCCGGCTCGCACTGTACACCTTGATTCGATCCTGAAAGGCGAGCTGGCCGAAAACGAGTTCCGCAAGGACTTCACCCATTCCGAGCGCGTTGCGATTGGCGAGGCTATCGAGGCTGAGCTAGGCAATCGGAAAGGTCTTAATCAGCACTCTGAGGGTCCGGAAAATTTTCCGGATGCTCCGAAAGGAGATACCCGCGACCTCGCTGCAAGGGCTGCTGGCTTCGGCAATGGCAAGACCTACGAGCAGGCCAAGAAAGTCACCAATGAGGCCGCTCCGGAACTCGTGCAAGCGATGGATGAAGGGCGCGCTTCGGTATCTGCTGCCGCGTCCCTGCTCGCCCTTCCGAAAGAAGAGCAGGCGGTAATCGCGACCGGAGACAAGAAGGCCATCCAGAGGGCCTCAAAGGGGGCCAAGGCGCGCTCTATCGAGCTAGCCCGACCGGATATAGCAGAACACGTACTGCGCATCATCAACGCGATGGATGTGCTTGCCCGCTTTGCTTCGAGTGAGGGTCTGTCGCCGAACGAACTGGCCGACCGCTTCCTTGAAGACGTCGACCTATCTCAGCCAGGCATTGCCGACCGCTTGGCCGCCACTCTGCCGTTCATGGATGCTATCGGCCGCATTGCTGCCGAACTCGATCTTGAGGAGGCCGCATGAGCTTTCAGGCTATGGCCTGGGCAGTCGGCCAAAAGCTGCCCATGAAGGAGAAGTTCGTTCTTCTGATGTTGGCCAACCGCACTAACCACGACACCGGCCGCTGTGATCCGTCGCACCGCCGCATTGCCGAGGACTGCGGGATGAGTCCTGCCACCGTAAAGCGCGCCATCAAGGAGTTGGTCGCTGGCGGCTATCTGTCTGTTGAAAACCGGGTGAAGAACGGCGAGAAGCAGCCCAACCAGTACAAGCTGCATCTTGACAGGGTAGGGTCACACAGCACCTACCCCCTGCAAGAGGCATCCGAAGTAGGGTCACACGGCACCAAGGTAGGGTCAGACAGACCCAACCTAGGGTCAGAGGGAACCGAGGGGGTAGGGTCACAGGGAGCTATAAAACAGGAATCTTCTAAACAGGAAGTTAAACAGGAAGAGAACCTGAAAAACCTGCCGGCTGCGACAAGCGCTGCCGGGGCAGTGGTGATTCCATTCGAGGCGCCGCGCGTAGAGATCCCGGCTGATATGCCGGGGCCTAAAGATCAGGGCTGCAAAACCTTCAAGACCTGGGCCAACTACGCGATGGCCTACCGCAAGCGCTACTCAGCCTGGCCGGTATGGAATGCGAAAGTCGGCGGCCAGATCAGCCAACTGATCGATCGTCTAGGTATCGACGTTGCGCACAGCGTTGCAGCGTTCTACGTCACCGTGAACGACGCACGCCTGATCAACGACTGCCACAGCCTGAATCACCTGCTCGCCAAGTGCGAAGCCTTCCACACCCAATGGCAGACCGGCCGCCAAATGAACGGCCGCACTGCGCGCCAGATGGAAGACACCCAAGCGAACGTGAACGCAGCCCAAGAGGCCGCGCGCCTCATTATGGATAAGGAGGCGATCAATGCTTTCCTCTGATCAACTGGCCGCGCTAGCGGGCGCCGTGTGTGCCACCGCCGAGACGCTTGGCCAAACCATTAGCCCCGGCGCCGCAAAGATGATTGCGGAAGACCTGGCCGACTACCCAGCAGAAGACATTCGCGCCGCGCTGCAAGCCTGTCGCCGCGAACTGACCGGCAAGCTGACATTGGCCGCGATCCTTCAGCGTGTACAGGCCGCCGATGGACGTCCAGAGCCGAACGAGGCGTGGTCGCTGGCCCTGGCTGCGTCTGACGAATTCGACAGCGTTGTCCTGACTGACGAAATCCAGCTGGCTCTAGGTGCTGCTCGCGCCATTCTCGACGCGGGCGACAAGGTGGGGGCTCGCATGTCGTTCCTGTCCGCCTACCAGCGCCTGGTCGATACGGCCCGCCGCGAGAATCGTCCGGTGAAGTGGTCCCTGTCTCCCGGCTTCGATCAGCAGCGCCGCCTGATCGCCGTGCAAGAGGCTGGCCGCCTTGGCCGCCTGCCTGCTCCTGTCGTTCAGGAATACGTCGCTCAGCTCACTCACGAGCCCGTCACCCAGAACGGCGCCGCCATTGCTGGCCTGATCACTGGCCGGGTCGCGATGCCTACCCCAGAAGTGCGCGCGAAGCTGCAACTGGTCAAGGCCACCGTCGAGGAGGGGCGCGCCGCGAAGGAGAAGCAGCGCCAGGACGAGATCCGCGCCCGGCAGGAGAAGTTCGAGCAGCAGCGCGCCGAGCAACTGGCCGCCATCGAATCGCTGGGGGTGAAAGCATGACTGACTCCATCGGCACCGGCCGCATTCACGAAGGCCTGGACCTGAAGTGGTGCTGCGACATCTGCGGCAATCCACGCAACGGCCATAAGCACACCGCTTGCGCCAAGACCCGTCAGGCCATCTACGCGATGCCGTCTCAGCAGCGCCTGGCCGTTCTTGCTCTCCAGAAGCAGGGCTTCCGCCCTCAAGCAATCACCGGGGCAGGCATAGGCCTATCCCGCGGCAATGACCATCGCGTCGTCTGTGCTGACGGAAGCACCCAGCGCGGCGTAGGAGCACGGAAATGAAGGCCAGGACGAAGATGCGTTTGAAGGATATGGCTACAGCCGCCCTCTGGGCTCTGGGTATTGCCCTTGTCCTGTTCTTCACGTTTGAGATGGGCGCGAAGTTCGGGGAACTGGTGTGCGTAGTTGAGATGCGGGAGGCCTCCAAGTGACCGACTACATGGAAATCACCGAAGCCTTCCACCAGGCCCGCACAGCCCCCGATGCAACAGATCGCGCTACTGGCCTAGAGGAGGCAGATCGTATAGGTGGCGTGGCGCTGGTACAGGCCAGGCTGCAGGGGCAGGGCGCTGAGTTCTGCATCGACTGCGATGAGGAGATTCCGGCCAAGCGTCGCGCTGCTGCTCCGTGGGCAGAGCGCTGCATCTCCTGCCAGGACGACCACGACAAGCGGGAGGCGCGCCGCCATGGCTGACCGCATCGCAGTAAACAGCGCCACGCGCCTCTCCGAAGCCATCCACAAGCTGACCGCTCTGTACCGCGAGAAGAAGTATGTCGTGGTCAGCTTCCGCGAAGGCAAGGACCGGACCCTCGACCAGAACGCCCTGTGGTTCTCCCTGTACGAGCGCATCGCGCAGATGACGCAGATCGGCGACGTGGACGATGCCCGCCGCTACTGCAAGTTGCACTTCGGCGTTCCGATCATGCGCCGCGACTGCGAGGAGTTCCGCGACGGCTGGAATCGGATCTTCCTGCACCTGCCGTATGAGGAAAAGCTGCGCCTGATGGGCGAGTGCTCGCTGATGGGGCCGGACGGCTTCCCGGTAACTCGCCTGTTCAACCGCAAGCAGGGCATCGAGTACACCGACCGCATCGTGGCTGAGTTCGCCGGCCGCGGCGTGTTCTTCGGGGATCTCCTCGGGGAGGCCGCAGCATGAGCCGAATAGTCAGCAAGAAACTGCGCGATTCGGCTCGCGGCCAGTCCTGCACGCTACGCCTTCCTGGCTGCGGCCACGATGACGGCACGGTGGTTCTGGCTCACATCCCATGCGGCCACAAGGGCGTCGGCATGAAGGGTCCGGATGTCATCGCCTGCTTTGCCTGTGACCACTGTCATTCCGTGCTCGATGGCCGGCGCCGCGGCGAGCTGACCGAGGGCGACCTTCTGCGCGCCCTGGCTGAAACACAACTGATCTGGTTCCGCGATGGGCTGCTTACCGTGAAAGGTGCCGCATGACCGACTCCCCACTCGGCCGCGCCTGCCCTGACTGCGGCGAGCCCATGAGCAATATGCCAAGCCTGAACGCCCGCCAATGCGCCACCGGATGCAAAGAGACATTCGCGTGGAACCTTGCGCCCGGACAGCTCCCCCTGATCGCCAACAACAGAGCCACAAGGAAGCCGCAATGAAAGCCCATCAGATCCTCGAAGCCGGCCTAGGCCACATGAAGGACCGCTCTGCCACCTACGACAAGCCAGCCGGCGAGCGGAGCATGGGCTCCACGGTTGACGCATTCCGCGCCATCACTGGCCACGACCTCACCGAAGAACAGGGGTGGCTCTTCATGGGCCTGCTCAAGATGGTTCGCAGCCAGCAAGGCGGGTTCCGGGCTGACAACTACGAAGACCTGGCCGCATACGCCGGGCTGCAGGGTGAGGCCGCATGGGCTGAGCGGGGGCAGGCATGAAGATCTCGCGCATCGATGTGATTGGACAGAACGGAAACGATGGGGCGGCCTATGACGGGTTCGGGGCGGAATGGCTCGCACAATCTGGCCTGCTTGACGAGGGCGGAGCGGGATCTGATCGAAGCGGACAAGACGGCCTGCCTGATCCGGTGGAAGTGTCGCGGCCTGCCGGAGAAGGAGAAGCAGAGTCTCGGTCCGCAGCTTCTGGCAGCTGTTCCGGAGAGTGCGCGACCTGCGGTTGTTGCGGCTCTAAAGGCGAGGGGGAGTAGATGACTTTCCCGATCCGTAAAGCCTCAGCCAAAACCACGGTCAAGCCGGCGAAAAGTGCGGGATCGGGAAATCAGGCACAGAAGCGCCTGCAAGCCCTGGGGCGCCTCCCGGTCGGCCAGCTCAACAAGACCGAGGAGGCTTACCGCCAGCACCTCGAGGCTCGCAAGTTCGCCGGCGAGATCGCTTGGTACCGTTTCGAGGGAATCAAGCTGCGCCTGGCAGACAAGACTTTTTACACGCCGGATTTTGCGGTGATGCTGAAAAGCGGAGAGCTGCAGCTGCACGAAGTGAAAGGGTTCTGGACCGATGACGCCCGAGTGAAAACCAAAGTCGCGGCAGATCAGTACCCGATCCAGATCATAGCCGTAACCGCCAAGACCAAAAAGGCGGGCGGTGGCTGGGCAATTGAAGAATTCTGAGGGGGAGACACCAATGTCCGCACGCGATGAGCGATTGCTCGACTTCGCAACAGGGCGCCAGGCGCAGTATCTGGAAGCCATCTGGCAGGAGGGCAGCATTCGGGCGGCAGCTCGCCGGCTTGGCGTGAACTTCAACGCTGTGCACAAGGGCTATCAGGCGGTGCTGCGCAAGGCAGGCGTGGCTGCAGAGCTGATCCCGGCAGAGACGGTAAGTGCCGCTGGCGAGACATTCGTCATCACCTGTGCCGTAAACGCGACAAAGGCACACGCAGGCTTCATGAAGAGCCTGCAGCTTTACTGCTCGATGCGCGGAGCTCGCCTGATGGTCATCCCGCTCCGGTACCAGAACCCGACAAACCGTGACGCAAAGCGCGATGACGAGTGGTGGGATTCCCGTTTGGTGCCTTACCTGGTCAGTGAGCGGACCAAGATCGCCCGCGACCTGATCGTGCTGGCCGACATCAAGACCCAGCCGACCGCAGTAAACCCGCTGCAGAAGTGGCAGACGGTGACCGGCACCGCCTCGGCCATCATCGGGCATCCGAAGATCGCACTGAAGACCGTGGCCACGAACCCGGGTGTGCCCGCCAAGCTGGTGATGAGTACAGGCGCTTGCACCGTCGAGAACTACAGCGACACCAATGCGGGCGCCTCGGGCAAGTTCCATCACACGCTTGGCGCCGTAGTGGTCGAAGTGGATGGCCCGCGCACGCATATCCGCCACATCTGCCCGATGAAGGACGGCAGCTTCATCGACCTGGCCACCAAGTACACCGTGAAAGGCGCAGAGCCGGCGCCACGCGCTGAAGTGCTGACCATGGGTGACATCCATGCGGAGATGGCCTCTCCGATCGTTACGCAGGCCACCAAGGAGCTTGCCGACCTTATCCGCCCGAAGGCTCTCGTTCTGCATGACGTGCTGAACTTCGGGTCGGCCAGCCACCACGCCAAGTTCTTCGAGAAGTTCCGCCGCCACGTCAGCGGTACCAGCGGCGTGCTGCACGAGCTGAAGGTGACCGCTCGCCACGTCGACCTGCTCTCCGGGTTCGCCGACAAGACCGTAATGGTCAATTCGAACCACCACGACCACTTCACGCAGTGGCTCGAGAAGGCAGAGCACGCCCTAGATATGGAGAACACACTGGTCTTCCACGAGACCAAGGCCGCCATGCTCCGCGCTATCCACGAGGGCGGCTACTGCGACCCGTTCCAGTACTGGATGGACAAGCTGATGAGGCACGGCGACCGCCTGCTGTGGCTGAAGCCTGGTGAGTCGTTCATGCGTCACGGCATAGAACACGGGTGGCACGGCCACAAAGGGCCTAATGGGGCCCGCGGATCTACCAAGAGTTTCGCCACCATCGGCGCCAAGGTCGTGAAAGGCCATTCCCACGGCGCGGAGATCATCGACGGGGCCCGCTCAGTCGGTACCAGCTCCCTGATGGACATGGGCTACAACACCGACAGCCCGAGCGGCTGGACTTGGACGCACGACATTACCTACGCCAACGGAAAGCAGACGCTCATTCACTGCGTCGGCGGTACCTTCTTTCGCCGCGATGCGGCAGCAGCACGGGGAGCAGCAGCATGACCTATCGCAACGTGGTTTCCGCAGTAGTCCGCGCCCTGGCGTCGGAGGTGATCAACTCGGCAGGGGGCTGTGACTTTCAACCGAAGGTGCAGGCCGCCCGGGTGCCGGGTGCCATCTGCGGGAAGGAAGAAGCCTTTCTCACAGACTGCTGGGTACATGGTCGCCTGCACAAGGCGCTGCCGGTTGGCCTGTGGCTGGCTCTCGTCGCCAAGTACAGCACCCATCTGGAGCGCAAGCACGACGCCATGATGGCGCTTGCCGGCTCGGTGAAGTCACCAGCACCTGGCCGGTTCATCCAGTGCGCCGTAGCCACCTGGGCATTCCCAAGGCTGCCCGGCGCGGAA